TCCCATCCCTCTCCACCCGCCCCCCGCCGCATCAGCACGTCGTGCAGGGCTCCCCGCCGATGTCCCCGGCCCCCCCATCCCCCGGCGCCGGCAGCTCGATCGGGTCGGCGCTCCAGTCGCGGAGCCACGGCGCCGCCTCGCCCGAGCCGGGCGGGAGCGGGAAGCGCCAGACGAAGAACTGGTCACGCCCGACCGGTGCGAAGGGCCGCGGCGGGTGCGCCGCCGGCGTGGGGGCCGCGGGCCGCGGCGACGCGGGCGCGTCGGGGTTGGCCCGGAGCTCGGGCGCCATGAGGCCGAACGTGGCGAGCCCGAGCAGGCCGCCGAAGGCCAGGTACTTTCCGTTTCGCTTCAGGTACGTCATGGGAACCTCAGGTGAAGGGCCGCGGCGGCAACGCACCGCCGCGGCCCCTTGGGCGAAGTCGTTCACGCGGTCGCGCTCTTGGGGAGCGGTTCGATGTCGGAGAGCCGAAGGGCCTGGGCGGCCTCTTGGGCACGGGAGAACGAGAGCCGGGCGTAGTGCTCGGTCATGTTGACGTGCGAATGCCCGAGCAGCGCGGAGGACGCGTCGAGCCCCCGGCGATCGCGGATGACCGTGGCCACGGCGTGGCGGAGCTGGTGGGGCGTCCACACCTCGACGCCGGCCCGCTCGCACGCGCGGCGGATGGACGCCCGCACGACGTTCGGGGCGATGGAGCGGCGCCGGCCGCGGCCAGCGCGGGGGAAGATGGGGTCACGGGGGCACAGCGGGCGCTGCCACCTGCCGAGCACCACCATGGCGTCGGGGTTGAGCGGGATCTCCCGGGGCTTGCCGAGGTGGGCCGTCTTGTGCTGCCGGCACACCAGCCGGTACGCGCCGGCCTGGTCCTCGAGGACGTCCCGGTTCTCGGCCAGGAGCACCTCGCTCAGCCGGGCGCCGGTGAGCATGAGCACCCGGCACACGTCCCCGACGGCGCCGGGGAGGAACGCCAGGGCGGCCCGAACCTGGTCGAGCTCGGCGGGACGGACGGGATCGGTCTCGCGGGCCGCGGAGCGGTGCGGGGGGAGAGACCGGACGCAGGAGAGCTCGGCGAGCACGGCCGCGGGGAGCGAGTACTCCTCGACCGCCCACCGCGCGAATCGGCGGACGCGGGCAAGCGACTTGTTGATGTACACCCGGGAGAGGTCATCCGCGACAAGGTCGTTCATCCACCCCCGGACGGTGACGCGGTCGAGGTCGACCAGACGGACGCGGCCCCCCGCGTAGCGCAGGAGCGAGCTGAGGGTGCTGGCGAGATTGAGGTGCTCGCGCGTCGGGGTCCCGTCCGCGTGGCGGTAGTACACCCTCGCGTGAGCGATGTACAAGGGGACCAGGTCCGCCAGGGTGGCGGGCGTGCGGGCAGCGTTCTGGCGCATTGCCAGGAGCTCCGGGGTGGACCCTTGTAGATTCGCGGTCCCCCGACCGGGTCCGGTTCGGGGGCAGGCGTCCGGGGTATCAAGCCGGACGCCGGGAGATTAACACCCACTTCGGCTGTTTGCAAGGCTGGCCCTGAAAAAGGCCCGCTCGGGTCTCACCGCTCCCCGCGCACCTCGATGTTCAGCCCGTAGTGCTTGAAGGGCCACGGCCCGCCGGAGCGGTTCAGGACGATCGCGTGGTACCGGATGCCATCGTCGATGGCGTCGCTGAGCCACGCCGCCGTGTCGGCACCCAGGTACCCGAGCGCCTGGCCCCGGTGATTGAGCACCAGCACCGCGCACGGATCGACGGGATTATCCGGCTCCTGGACGAGCTGAAGGCGATCGCCCGCCCGGCACCGCCGCACGAACGCTTGCCGACGCGACCCGTCACGATTTTGGAACTGCACCCCTCGGACCCGCGTGCGGAACCTGAGGTAGTCGCCCTCAAAGCGACCCCGCCGGCTCGACTGCCCGGGCTGAGGCCGGGCCGCAGAACCGGACCCGAAACTCATCCCGATGCTCGCCAACGCCAGAATTACCAGCACGGATAAGCCGATCCCACCCCAGAAGTGGAACGGAGACGCCGGCGGCCAGGATGCCACGGCGACGAGGAGCGTCACCATGCACCAGAGCCAGATGACGGTGATACACCCACCGCGAGCAACACTCGCGCCGCACCCTCGATTGCCCATGTCCCGGCTCCCACTCGCGCGCTGAAGAAAAGGCCGCCAGCGCCCGGGTGATAAGTCCGGGCCTGACGGCGTGGCCTTGCTTGCGGTCTACGGCCGCTCCCGGTTGGCCCCGGGACCCGGCGGGGGGAGCTCCTGGGAAGGAACCCTCGCCGGGGAAAGCGGGCGGCGGGATTTGAACCCGCGACGATCAGCTTGGAAGGCTGAGTCATCGCCCCCTTCTGGGGCCGCCGGGGCTATCCCCGGGGGGTCTCCGACGCCCGATACTTGCGCATTCATGGCGCGGGTCAAGTGGGACTCGACCGGGGGGACTTTGTCCCGCGGATCTTCGGCGTTCGTGTCCCACGGATTAAGCCGCCCCCATAGGTGCACCGCCAGTCCCGGGGCGTCTAGGGTGGGGTCATGGCCAAGAAACCACGCACCGCCGCCCCGTCCCCGACACCGCCCGCCCCCGCCGCCACCGAGCGGATCGCCACGGACATCCTCCCCCTGGCCGTGCCGATCGATTCCCTGCAGCTGGACCCGGCGAACCTCCGCACCCACGGGCCCCGGTCTATCGAGGGCGTGGCCAAGAGCCTCGAGCGATTCGGGCAGACAAAGCCGATCGTGGTCGACGCCGCCGGCGTGGTGATCGCCGGGAACGGGACCCTCGAGGCCGCCCGCCGGCTTGGCTGGACCCGCCTGGCCGTGGTCCGGGCGGACCTGGTGGGCGAGGAGCGGACCGCCTACGCCATCGCGGACAACCGGACCGCCGAGCTGTCCGCCTGGGATGAGGACGCGCTCCGGGCCGCCCTGGGCTCGATGGAACCGCCCGCCCGCCTGGCCGCGGGGTACACCGACGCCGAGCTGGCCCAGGTCATGGACGATCCGAAGCGGCCGATGGCGGAGGACGAAGTCCCGGCGATCCTCCCGGGCCACGTCGCGCTCCCCGGGGAGATCTGGCAGCTGGGGCACCACCGCATCATGTGCGGAAGCTCCACGAGCCTCGAGGACGTCCACCGCCTGATGGACGGGGAGAAGGCCGCGCTGTGCGCCACCGACCCGCCGTACCTCGTCGACTACACCGGCGAGCGGCCCGGGAACACCGGGAAAGACTGGTCTGGGACCTACAACGAAGTCGAGATCACCGACGCGGCCGACTTCTTCCGAGGTCTCTTTGCCGCGGTTCTGGAAGTGCTCGCGCCCCACGCCGCGATCTACTGCTGGCACGCGCACAAGCGGCTGGGCGTGATTCAGACGGTTTGGGCCGAGCTCGGGATCATCGACCACCAACAGCTCGTCTGGATCAAGCCATCGCCGCTCTTTGGTCCGTCGCTCTACCAGTTCCAGCACGAACCCTGTGTTGTCGGGTGGAGAGAAGGAAGCAAGCCGAGCCACGGGAACACCCAGTCCAGCACGGTCTGGATCGTCCCCTGGGACCCGTACACCACGGTGGTGCACGCCGAGGACGCCGACGTCTGGGTCCTGGATTGGGAGGGCAAGAGCCGGCCGGTGAAGAACGAGCACCCCACGCAAAAGCCCCTGGAGATCTTCGCCCGCCCCATCCGCAAGCACACCCAGCCCGGCGCCCTGGTGTTCGAGCCGTTCTCCGGCTCCGGCTCCCAGCTCATTGCGGCGCACCGCCTGGGCCGCCGGTGCCGGGCCATGGAGCTCTCGCCAGTGTTCGTCGACGTCGCCATCCGCCGTTGGCAGAACCTCACCGGGGAGCCCGCCCGCCTGCTCACGCCGGACGGGCCGGGAATGACCTGGGAAGAGGCCCGGGCCTCGAGGGGCCTACAGACCACTCCGGCGCCGGCGGCCGCGGAGAAGGCCCCGTCGCCCCGCGGCCGCAAAAAGAAAAACCCCCCGGCGCCCGCTTCCGCGGACGCCGGGGGGGACCCCCGCCGAGCCCTTGCGGGCGCCGGCGGGGATCCTGGAGTGCCGGCCAGTCATTGATCGGGCTCGAGGCTCACCTCCGCCATTGGGGGCCGGCTTCCCGACTCGGGATCAACACCAGCGCCCGATCGATTTTCAAATGCCCCCATCGCCTCACCGCACTTCTTCACGAACTCGCCGATGGTAAGCGTTCCGGCCCGGGGAGCCGGAGCCGGGAGTACGACCACGCCCGCGAGCCGCTCGGCGCACCGCCCCTGGCGGAGCGCGATCACGAACTGGCGGTCCGTCATGCGCGGGCGCCCCACGCGGGCCGCCCGCATCTCCACCGCGAACTTCACCAGCGCCGGGTCGAGGCGGCCGGGGCCATAGAGGTCGGCCTCGGGGCCGTTCGTGCGGGCCCACCGCCACGCCCGCTGCCATTGGATCTTGGCGTCCTTCATTCCGCGTCCTCCTGGGCACGGAGCAGAATGCCCTCCTCGCCGCTCCGGATCCGGACCGCCGGGACACACCAGCCGATCGTGTTGGGACGTGAGAGCCGCCACCAGCTCCCGTTCGGGGCCTGGGCATAGTGCCGGATGACGCGCCCATCGGGGTAATCGACGGGCAGCGCGACCGCCGACACCGCCACGACGACACCCTCGGGGTTCCAGAGAACGCGGACGTCTTCACGCGGGAGATCAGCGATCGTCACGCCGCACCCCCAATCCGCACCATCGCCCCCGCGTCGTTCATGACGTGGGTCGCCCGAGCCATCGGCTCGAATTCGTGCGAGAAGTCCGCCTGGTTGACCTTGGCCTCGGCCTCGGCCGGGCTCGACGCCAGGACGCGGGTAGAGCCCCAGGATCCTCCCCGGCCCTGGAACTCCACGCGGTACATCGTGTCGTTGGAAGCGGCCTCCGGCCAGGGGTTGATGCCCATGTCCGCGGCCACCTGACGGAACGCGCTCAGCGTTGCATCGTTCATCTTCGACTCCTGCCCTTTCGGGCCCCCCTACCTGTCACACCGGTAGGCCGCGGCCCGCGAGACGTCGCGGGCACCCCCATGTGTTACCATCCCCCCATAGCAGTAGCAAGGCGATCGCGCGTCATTTCAGATGGATTTTTCCATGCCAAACCGACCACCCCGAGTCTGTGCCGAACCCGGATGCGGCGCCGTGACGCGGAGCGGACCGCGCTGCCCCCGCCACACCCGCCAGCGCCCCGCCTGGCCCCACCGGAAGGACGCCGCGGCCCGGGGCATGGGCTGGGCCTGGACCAACACCCGCCGGAAGATCCTCGCGCGGGACACCGTGTGCACGATCTGCCGACGCATGCCGGCCACCACGGTCGACCACATCACGCCGCGGTCGGCCGGGGGCACCGATGACCCCGCGAACCTCCGCGGGGTGTGCAAGCCCTGCCACGCCGAAAAGACGAAACGGGAGTCCGCCGCTGGGCGACGGGCCTCCCGCTCGTGACGGCACCTCCCTCAAGGTGCCGTCGCTCCGCGCGCCGACTTCAGGAGCACGGGCCGCCGACGGGATGCATCCCGCGCCGGCGGCCCGGTGGGTTCAAAGCGGCGAGGGCCCACGACAAAGGGGTCTTCGCCGCCAGCGAATGGTTCAGGGGGTCTGCGACTGGTCGACGGCGTGGAAGGTGACCGACGCGCTGGCGGACCAGGTGACCTGGAGATTTCCGTTCCCGTCGTTGTACGCCGCGGGGAAGGGGCCGATGAGCTTCTGAGCGCCGGCACCGACCGCCACCACGACGTTGCTCACGGTCTGCGCCGGGTAGGTCGAGTCGCCCCCACGCGAGGTGACCTGGGCGGCGACGGTGACGTTGATGGAGCCGCCGCTCCCGTTGATGACCCACAGCGTGGTATTGAGGCGCTGGTTCGCCACCGAGTCGCCGCCCGCGCTGGCGTTGTTGGCGGTCATGGTGGTGCCGGTGATCGCGGCGCGGGACGGGGTGATCTGTGCCATGGTCGATGCCTCCGTGCATTCAAGGTGCCGATGCGCGGCACACTAGACCGCCCCGCCCCCCGCGTCGATTCAGCGCACCAGGATGGAGTCCATGTCCACGGCGTCGCGGATCACGGTCCGCTTCGCGCACGCCGGGACCTCGGGGGCCTCGGCCGCCCGCGGGATCCCGAAGGCCTGTCCCGCCGCCAGGACGAGCCCTGAGGCCCGCCGGTCGTACGTGGGCTCGAGGACGGCCGCGCCGCCGCGGATCGTCCTGGCGAGCTCGTCGGCCCCGGGGAAGAGGCTGGATCGTTCGTCCGTGCTCAATGGTCACCTCACCAGATAAACGCCACCCCGCCCGTCCCGCCGTCGAACCCCGCCGCCGCGCCGCCGGATCCGAACCCGCCGCCGCCCCACGGGGGCGTCCCGCCGGCGATCGCCGCGGCGATCGAGGACGCCCCGCCCGCCCCGCCTCGAGCGCCGCCCGAGACGCCGGCGCCGCCCTGGATGTTGATGTGCCCGCCCGACGCTCCCCCACCGCCGCCGCCGAACCGCGTCCCGCCGCCCACTCCGCCGCCCCCGCCACCGCCGATGATGACCGTGGTGCCGTCGTCCACCGAGGAGTTGCCGGCCGTGCTCCCGTCCGCGTCCCCCACGCCCACGGCGCCGCCGACGCCGGACGCCCCTACGACCACCGCCACGCCCGCGCCCGGGGTCTGCCCGGTGTAGAGCCGGAGCGCGGTTCCGCCGCCGCCGCCGCCCCCGCCGTGGTCCCCGCCCGTCCCGGCGCTCGTGAACCCGCCGCCGCCCCCGCCGCCGATCGCCACCGCCCAAAAATGCGTCACGTTGTCGGGGACGGTGAACGTGTACGAGCCGGGCGTGGTGTACACCACTACCCCGTGGCGGGTCTGGTTCATGGGCACGAGCCCGTCCGCGTCCAGGGACGCCACGCCGCTCGCCTGGCCGCGGCCGGCGATCACCGCCGCGAGATCCTGGAGCCCGCTGTACAGGTCCCCGCGCGCCGTCGCCGGCGAGTCGGTCCCGTTATCGACGTTGGTGGTGGCGAAGGTGGGGGATGCTGGCCAGGTCATGGTGGCCCACCCTAGAGCCCGCGCCCGCGCGGGTCTACGCCGCCATCCCGACCGACACCGCCACGCGCGAGGGCTTGTACCCGCCCGAGCTCCCGCCCGACGCGATGGAGAAGTTCCCGTTGGCGGGGTCGGTCCAGCCCGGGTTCGAGTTGACCGCGGCCGCGTCGGCCTCGGCCTTGTACTGGAGGAACGTGCGATGGGAGGTCCCGCCGCCGGCCGTGTTCGTGACCACGGTGCCCGCGTTGTTCGGGGAGTAGATGCGGTTGGTCGAGAGGAGGTGGTCGGTGAAGTCCGCGCTGAGGGTGCGGACGTCGGTCCCCCGCGCATCCCAGATGGAGTTGTGGTGGAACTGGCACCCGGCGATCGCGTCGGGGAGGATGAAGAAATACCCCGTGGACGCCATCGCGGTGTACGCCTGGTTCTCGTAGAGCTCGAACCCGGAGGTGGTCTGCGCCGCGTCGGGCTCGAAGAACCGCCCGCCCGAGTTCCCGTAGATGATGTTGTCCCGGACCACCATGTCCCGCGCGTTGTAGAAGAGCACTTGGCCACCGTCGGTCAGGCCAGTGCAGACGTTCCGCTCGCACACCACGTCCTTGAGCCAGCAGTTCTCGCCGCCGCCGCCGTTGCTCGCGTCCCACGCGCGCCGGGTGCCGGTCATGAGGTTGTCCCGGATGTTCCAGCACAAGCGGTCCGAGCCGTCGGCGCCCGCGGCGTCGGTGTTGATGCAGTAGTTCCGCCCCGCGCCTGGCCCGAAGGTCATGTAGGCGCAGAGGAAGTGCCCGCGGAGGGCGGGGTAGATGTGGTGGTCGAGGGTGAGCAGGGCGTTCCCGGTGCCGGTGATCGACCCCCCCATGAAGAACATCCACTGGTTCTGTTTCACGAAGAACGAGGACTCGATCGACTGTGGCTGGGAGACGTCGCAACCCCAGAACCCGAGCCCGCTGCCCGTGTCCGCGTTCCCCGCGCCGGTCACGACCACCGCCTTCTGGTCCTTCCCGTTGAGGAACTGGCAGTCGCTGAAGATCAGGAACTGGGCGGCGCTGACCCCGGCGACCAGGCAGCTCACGTTGACAGCGATGTCCCCCGAGACGTTGTTGGTGTCGATGTAGATGCGGTGCCAGCAATGGTCGGTGGCGGTCTCGGCGCCCGTCGTCGCCGAGATGGAGAGCTTGGCGATCTTCGCCCGCGCGGTGCCCCACGCGATGAACTTGGAGCCCGTGTCCCCCTGGAAGGACCCCGAGCCGCCGACGGTGTACGCGAGGGTATTTCCGCCCCGGAGGTGGATGGTCCGGTTCGACGCGGGCGTGGTGCCCATCGCCTCCTTGCGGGGTCCGGTGCTGGTGGAGATCCCGCCGGCGGCGGTGCCGACGGTGATATAGATCTTGTTCGACCGGCAGATGGAATCGGTGGGGGCGATCGCCGCGGCGTGGTCGTACGAGGTGAACGCGTTCGCCTTCGTGAGGGTGCGCACGTCACCCGCGGTGATCTGCACGAGGATGTTGCTGTTGTCGATCTTCCCGTTGATCGTGTAGAGACCGGCCGGGACGTTGGCGCCGGTGAGCGTGCCGCTGGTGATCGCGAACCCGTTGGGGTCCAGCCCGTCGTTGGCGGCGTTCCCCGAGTCGGCGTCGTACCACCGGTCATTGGTGATCGCGTGCTGGGTGACGGTGAGCGCGACCGTCGCGGACGCGGTGACGGTCTGGCCGAGGGAGTTCTTCCCCGAGACGTCGCAGGTGACCTCCTTGCTCCCGGGCTCGAAGAACCGGACCGTGCACTCGGGGCCGACCTGGTCGGTGTGGGTATCGACCGTGGTAGAGCCGACAATGTTGTTGATGATCGGGACGCGCCAGGTGAGCGTGAAGGTGTGCTGGCCAGCCTCGGCCCCCCCCGTCACCCGCCAGCGGTACTCGAGGTCGCGGTAGGGCTTGCTCGTTCCGGTGGCCGTGGTCGCCGAGCCCGAGAGGTGGAAGCACGCCGGCACGCCGCTCGCGCTCGAGCGGGACGCCGCGATCGCCGCCGTGATCGAACTGATGACCGCGATCGGATTCCCGAGCCACGACCGCATGTGCCAGGTTGCCATGAGCAGACCTCCGTGTCCGCCCCACACTACGCGCCCCTGGCCGCGGGGCAAGCGCTACGCGGCGCCCGCGCCGAACCGCCCGAGCACGCGCGGGATCTCGATCCCGGGCGGAGGGGCCTGCCTGGGGATGGAGCCGGTGATCGTCCCGACCACCGCGGCCGCCGGCATCCCCGGCTCGCACCGCGCGGTGATGCCCTTCCCGGCGAGCCGCCAGTACCCGAGCAGCTGGTCCCGGCGGATGTCGCGGGGGGACTTGTCACGCCGCGCGAGGCCCCGGAACGCCGCGGCCCCGATGTTCACTTTCCAGGTGGCCAGCTCGGCGATGCGGCCGTCGACCTGGGTCCCCGCGGTCGGGGTCCCGTTGGAGCCGATCGCGTCGAAGGACGTGGTCGGGGTGCCGGTGGAGTACGCCGTCGCGGTGAACGCCGAGCTCGTCGGGTTCTCGGGCGCCCCGTTGACGTAGGGGGTGATGAGGTCCCCCGGGTAGTCGATGACGCACCCCAGCGAGTGCCACCGCCCGGTGGCGAGGGAGCTGGTCCCCGCGACGTTCCGCTGGGTCTCGGCGGCGACGGGCCGCGAGCTGATCCGGAGGACGGGGTTGGACCCGTCGTGCACCGCCACCCGGACGTTCATGCTGGCGTTGGTGCCCCACACTGTGAGCAGCGCGTTGTCCCCGGAGGTGGTGCTGATCGAGTCGAACCACGCCCACATGTGGATCGCCAGGACGGCCTGGCCGTTGAACAGCGCCCCGAGCGCGTTGGCCCCGAGGCGCATGTAGTTCGAGGTGTTCTTCGAGAAGTCCCGGGACATGGGGCTGGGTGTGGAGGGGGGGGGTTAGGTGGCGGCGAGGGCGGACTCGACGGGGGTGAGGGTCACGGCCTGGTTGGTGTCGGTGCTGTGGAGGGCGGCGCCGGAGTTGTTCACCACGACGAGCGACCCGTACCGGTTGGCGGGGATGAAGCGCCCGACCACGGCCGCCTGGACGGTGCCGGTGGCCTGGGCGGTGCAGACGAAGGAGCCGATGTACTGGAGCTGGGGGAGGGACGCGGTGAGGTTCGCGGAGTACCCGCTGTACGCGGCGTCGGTGCCCGAGACGTTCGCGGGATTGTCGGAGCCCGCGGTCGCCGAGCTCGAGGGGGCCCAGTAGAGGTCGATCGTGTTCCCGGCCGTGGGGGTGGCGGCGATCTCGAACGTGGCCTTGACGTCGTAGGCCTCGCCGTGGGTGGCTCCCAGGTCGAGCTTCGCGGACTGCCGCGCGGCCCCGTTGGCCACGCTCGCCAGGGTGATCGCGGCGTCCCCGCCGGAGTTCTTGATGACCTTTGCCGTGCCGTGCTGGACCCGGCCGACGCCCGCCAGGAGCACGTACACGGCGCCGGTGGTGTCCGTCTTGAGCGCCCTGGCGTTGGTCCCGTCGCTCCCGCCGGCGAGCATGACCTTCGCGGGCGTGGCCGCACCGGTCGCGCCCACGGGATCGTCGATGGTCTGCACCGCGGTCTGGATAGCCCCGACCTCGGTATCCAGGTACCCACCGATGGCGGTCAGCAGGGTGACGATCGACCCGACCTCCGTGTCCAGGTACCCGGCGATCGCCGCCAGGGTGGTTTCCGAGGCCGCGCCCGCGGGGAGCGGGAGAGTGGTCGCGCTGATCGGCTGGGTGGCCTGAAAGAACGTGCCGGTCACCGCCACAGACCCGGTGATCGACATCGACCACGCGCCCTGCTGCTCGGCCTTGTGGTGCGGGACCTCGTCGCCCCCGTCCGTGGTGGACTTCAGGGACTTCAGTGCGCCGCTTCCGTCTTTGACGCTGAGTGCCATCGCCGCCTCCGTGCTGCGCCGACACTAGACGCCGGCGAGCCAGCCGGACTGGTTCGGGTCGGAGAAATCCAGCATCCCCTCGTCCGACGTGGCGCCCGGGTCATCGGGCGCGTCGCCACCGAAGCCCCGGACGTACACGTCCACCACGGCGTCCGCAGGGAGATCGTCGGGCCCGTAGAGCCGGAGCCGCGGGCCGGGCGACGTCGAGCGGTCGACCATCTCGTAGGTCCACCCCGCGCCCGTGCCGTTGAATGTCACGTTCACGTGCGACACCACCCCGAACCGCTCCGGATCCAGGGGCACCCGGAAGTCACCGACGCCCAGCCGATAGCCGGCGCCGAGCTCGGCCGTGTCGATGTCGTTGAGGAACTGCTCGACCGCGATCCCCCGGACCCGGATCGTGAGCTCCGTGATCCGCGGCACGTAGAACCCGCTCGAGGGGTGCGCGGTGACCGTGACCGTCACCCGGAAATACCGGGCCTCGAAGGTGCGCACGATTGCCTGCTCGACCGAGAGCGGCCCGCTCCACGCCACGCCGTCGATCGACCACTCGAAGGTGACCTCGGCCGCGCCAGAAACGCCGTACTCGATCCACGGGGTGGCCGCGACCACCGCCCCGATGTCCATGGTGTGGACGTAGGAGATCGGGGACCGCGGCTGCATGTTCCACCGGGACCACAGATCCCAGCTGGTGACGCCGATCGCCGCGAGCCCGTCCCACGTGGTGTCGTCGATCGCCTCGAGCACGGGGCCGAAGCGGTCCGAGATCCGCTGGCAGTCGGTGAGGGTCCCCGGCCAGTTCATCGCCCGGGCGTTCTCGGAGCGGATGAAGCCCCCGTCCGCCACCTCGGTGAGGATCGCGTCCGTGAAGATCGCGTTGACCGATTCGTTCCCCGCGGTGTCGATCATCTTGATGCCGAAGGTCCACAGCCCGGCGCCCGGGATAAGGGCCTCCCACGGGCTCGCCCCCTCGAGGATCTCGGTGTGGAGCCGGGTCATGGACTCCCACACCGGCGAGGCGGTCTGGGCGGTGTACCGGATGAGGACGCCGGCGATGTCGGGGGGGATGACGCCGAGGTCGAAGGTGTACCGCCGGGTCCCGTCGGCGAGCTGGGTGACGGAGAAGGACGCGACATCGGGCGGCGGGAGGACGTTCCCGAGCACGGTGTGCTCCGCCTCCACCCACGCGCTTGTGCGCCCGAGCCGGGTGATCACCCGGAGCCGGATGTCGTAGGTGGTCCCCACCTCGACCTGGTCCAGGGTGACGGTGCTGTTCGTGAGGGGGAGCCGGCGATACCAGAACGGGAGCGGCGGGCCGACGGCGCCGCCGTTGGACTGGCGGATCCCCACCTCGGCCTCGACCGGGAGCGGCCGCTGGGAGCTCGGGCGCCGGAGGATGATCACCATGCGCGGGGCGTACGAGCCGTCCCCCTGGCGGACCATCACCCAGTCGTCGGAGCGGATGTCCTCGATGACGGGGGTCTCGGGGCCCGCGTGGTAGATGGGCGCCGAGCGCACGCCGGGGTCCCACGCGGGGATCTCCCCGACGTCCGCCAGGTGCACCGCGGGCGCGTGGTCTACCAGCGTGAGCCGGGCGGCGAGGTTCGAGTCGGGCTCGATCCGCTGCACCACCATCTCGCGCGTCTCGAGGCCCAGCAGCCCCACCACCGCCAGGTCCCCGACCTCCGGGTGCGGGGCGCCCGCGGAGACCGGCCCGGTGAGGTCCAGCCGGGTGTATTCCCCGCCGGACCCGCTGATCGCCAGCGCCGCCTGGAAGATGGTCCCGTCCGCCTTGCGCACCCGGATCCCGTACTGCACGCCGGCGTCCATCGTGATGGTCTCATCGACCACCACGCCGCGGAGATCTCCGCCAGAGTCGACCACCAGCGCCGTCACCCGGGCCCCCACCGACTGCGTCTCGCCCCACGCATAGTGGGAGAGGAGGACCAGGTCCCCGCGCGTGCACGCGAGGTGCTCGACGTCCATCCCCAGCTCGATCGTCTCGGGGCGGAGCTGGGAGACCGCCAGGTGGTACCGCCCCTGGCGCCACACGAGCTCGGGGCTGGTCACCCCGAACAGCTCGAGGGTCTCAAACTTCGTCGCCGGCGGGAGGAGCGGCGCCGGGTTGCCGAAGGCGTCGAGCCCGCCGATCTGGTACCCGTCGTTGAGCACCAGCCGCTCGTCCCGCTGGTACCCGTTGGTCTCGTCCAGGAACTGGACGCGCAGGCAGTGGACCTGCTCGGGGAACACCTTGCGCCCGCGGAACCCGTAGGAGTTGCGGGGGGTGATGACCTGGACGGGGACCGTCTGCGGGCGATCGCGGACCACCGAATAGAGCCCCTCGCGCATGCCGAAGGACGCCCGGCCCGCCGCGGCGACGTCGCTCAGCCGCTCGAACACCGTGCCCGGGAAGTCCAATACGGCGTTGAACGCCCACCCGTCGTCGGCGCAGGCCTCATGCCAGGCCTGGAGCTCCTCGAGGTCGATCCGGGCGTCGGAGAGCGGCCGGGCGTTGACCGCGCCCTGGAGGAGATATCGGTACAGGCTCGCCGGGTTGTTCGTGGCGCGCACCACCCACAGCCCCTCGCCGGCGTCCCAATCCTGCACCACCGACCGGACCATCACGGAGAAGTTATCGATGACCCCGTTCAGCTGGTCGGTGGCCTTGATCCGCATGGCGACCAGGGCCCGCCCCGGCGCCGTCACCGGGTTCTCGTTCGTGATGGTGCGCAGGGCCGACCAGTACACGTCGTCCAGGAGCCGGGTGTCCTCCGAGTCCGGGGTGATGCGCCGGAGCCGGACGTCGTACTGGCCCCGGGGGACGGCCCACGCGAGGGACCGCCGGATGGGGGTCGCCTGCTCGGCCGTGACGCCGATCGTGGAGGTGTACACGCTGGTGTCGTACCACGTGCCCGCCAGGCCCACGCTCGACTCGGAGTCCGCCTGGAGCCGGAACACCCCGCCGGAGCCGGCCGGGCCCCCAGGAATGGTCGCCCACGCCCCCCCACTCGCGGGCGTCACCCACCCGAGCGCCACGGCGCCCGTGGTTGACCGGGCCTCGACGCGGAGCCGGACCCGGTGCCACCCGCGCGAGAGCCGCACCGGCGCGCTCGCGTGCGCAGCGTAGTTGGGCGGGGCCGCGGGGCCGCCTGCCGGTTCGTGCGACCCATACCAGCTGACCACCATCCGGCCGTCCACCTCGAGGTCGATCGCGTCCGACCCGTCCACGCCGAACTGGTAGAGCCCGCCGTTTTCGGGCGCGTCGGGATCCCGGAACCACCCCTCGACCACCCAGCTGTAGTTCGTGGCCGGGAGGTACGCCGGCTTCGCGCGGGGGAACCCGAGCCCCCACTCGACCGCCGTGGTGATGTGCACCCCGCCGCCGCGCTGCACCTCGGGGGTGCGGAACAGGAAGTCCATCTGGCGGGCCTCGGTGGGGGAGCCGGCCGCCCCAGCGTCCCCGTTCACGCGCGTCCAGACGCCGAGCCCGGTGGGCGAGTACTCCACCAGCACCCCCACGGAGAACGGGTCGCGCCCGCCGTCGGAGCGGATCCGCGCGAGGCCGGTGGGGAAGAGGACGTCCACGGAGATCTCGTCGGCGCCCGCGGCCGTGGTGCGCAGGGACCAGCCGGCCGACTCCTCGAGCAGCACCTGGAGCGGGTCCTCGAACACCGTGTCGGGGAAGAGCCGGATGGGCTCGTCATCGGGGTGCCCGGCCCGGGTCTCGACCTCGACGCCGTCGAACTCCTCGAGCGCGGTCTCCCCGATCTGCAGGTCAGAGAGCTCCTTCGGCCCGTACCCGCAGTCGAAGAGGAGCCGGAGGTACTGGTCATCGCCGGAGACCTCGGTGTAGGGCATGGCGGCGTACGGGGGCACCAGCCGGTGGAACCCGAGCACGTCGACCCACGGCTCGTACGGCCGGGCCTCGTTGCGGGCGCCGGCGATCGTCGGGGACGCCTGGTCCTCGGTGCCGAGCCTCGACTTCGAGGGCGGCGCGAGGGCGTTCATCGCCAGCGTGACGCCGATGGTGGCCGCCCCGACCACGATGGCCGACCCCACGGTCCCGAGTGCCGGCACCAGCGCGGGCCCGAGCACGGCCGCCCCGGCGATCAGCGCGAGGGTCGCCACGATCCGCAGCGCCCCCTTCCCGCCCTCGCTCCCGCCCGTGGGTACGGCCGCCACTGTCACCACGCGCCCGGCCTTGGGGCGGACGTGGCGCCAGTGGTCCCGGGGCACCTCGACGGCGCCCACGAAGAGCCGAAGCAGCGGGTGGGCCTCGAGGCCCGCCGCCGCGAGTACTTCCACGAGGTTCCCGCCCGCGGGGACCTGGGCGTCGATCCGCCGGCCGAAGGGCCGATCGCGCCCCGCGACCTGCACCGCGGCCCCTTTTACAAACCCGCCGCCCGCGGGGGGGGTGTTTGACACGGCCAGCCGGTAGCACCCCACCAGCCGCCGCCGGAGGGAGAGCTGGCCCATCCGCTCGACCACGGTGGTGCGGCACGGGCCGGGGGCGTGGAGCACCATCCCGGGGGCCACGACCACGCCGACGTGCCAGGGCCGGCCGCTGAGGCGATACAGGGCGACGTCCAGGGCCTGGGCGTCCGCCGGGGCCACCGGCGTCCACCCGGGTCCGCCGGGCCCCAGTGCCCCGCCCACGGCCGCCGTGACGTCCTCGCCAGCCAGGGCCGAGGAGTACTCGACGTCGGCGAGCTCGACGCCCAGCTGGTCCGCGTACACGAGCCGCGCGAGCCCCCAGCAATCGCACCCCTCGCGCGTGCGCCCGCGGTCCTTCCAGGGCAGGCCAACGAAGGGGGACGCCCAGGACGGGATCTCACGCGGAGCGGGGGATTTCACAGCTGGCCTCCAGCCCCCCTGAACAGCGCCGGATTCCGGCTGGGGGTGTACCGGTCGGGGGGGCACGGTTCGGAGAGGACGGGCTCCGGGTGGAGCTCGCCCTCGATCCGGAGCTCGTCGTACGAGACGTCGCGGAGTACGAGGTGGATGGGCCCCTCCTCGACGGTGGAGGGCTGGGAGCGGAGCACCAGCTCGATCGCCACCTCGAGGTCGCCGGCCAGGGAGCGGATGGTCTCGACGAACCGGCGGTCGACGTTGTCGATCACCAGCCGCGCCTGGGGCGGGGCGTCGGGGACGTTCGACGCGCGGACCACGTCGAAGGGGAAGAACTGGTAGGTCTCACCGCGGGAGACGGTGTTTTCCCCGCCCGAGCACACGCGCACGGGGATCCCGAGCGACGCGTGGGTGAACGTGAGGAGGGTGACGAACTCGGCGCTCGTCTCCTGGGCGAACACCGCCTCGAGCCCCGAGCTGGAGAGACGGCCGGGCATGGGTCAGCGGGCGAGGTTCAGGCCTCGTAGTCGTCCCAACCGCCGTTCGCGTTCACCGCGGACGCCGAGTTGAAGTCGATCTGGATCGCCTGGCCGGGCGCCACGACGGTCTCCCGTTGCGTGACCGGGATGATGAAGGAGCCATACCCCTTCAACTCGCCCTCCCAGATGACCGTCCCGCCCGACCCCATGTTGGAGAGGTTCTCGAGGCCCGTACCGCCGGCGGAAGATCCGGGGTTGTTGGTCCGGGTCGCGACGGGGTTCCGCGCCGTCCCCGCCTGGCTGGTGTTGCCGAGCACCACGCGGACGCGCACGGTGGCGAAGGAGCTGGACGTCGAGTCGAACTCGATGCGCGGGCGGGGTAGCGCGAGCGCCGTGGCGGCGGGCGCGGTGAGACAGATCATGCCCTTCCAGCTGCCCGTGGACGCCGCCACCTTCGCGCTGGTGAATTGACTCCAGTTGGACCGTGCCATGCTCGCCTCCTTGCGTCAGTTGATCGCGCCGCCGCCGACGCCGCCGTACCCGCCGTCTTCGACGCCACCGTAGACCGGACCCCCGGTCGAGTCACCATCCCCGATCATCGCCGCGGTGTACGAGTCGTCCGCGTTCCCGCTCCCCGCCGGCTCGAGCTCCAGACCGAAGTCCTGGGGCAAGAGCATGATGAAGTCCTCCTGGGCGGGCGGGGCGGCGCCGAGCAGCGTCATCACGTCGACCGCGTACGGGTCCTCCCACTCGACCGCGTCGTCCGCGATCGCCGAGTCTCCGACGTAGCCCCCGACCATCATGAGCGACCACGGGTCCTCCGGGTCGGGCGGGTCGGGGTCACCGTCGACCTGCTCGGTGCCGGGGAGCATCTCCGCCTGGAACCGGACCACCCACCGGCCGAGCGATCGGGGCGAGAGCGGGGTATACCGCGGGAGCCCGACGATCCGCCAGTCCGCGACGTTCCCCGTGCTCGGGCGCGTGAGCTCGAAGGGCAGGGCGCCGCCGGCGATCGTCTCGAGGAAGAACGCGTCGAACGTCTCCCACTGCTCCTGGGTGAAGTCGAAGGTGAACTCGGCGACGCGCACGTTGGCGGAGTTGCGGCGGCGGACCTTGTCGGGCCCGGCCGACACCGCCGTCCTCAGCGTGAGGTCCGGCGGGGTCTCCTGGTACTCCTTCAGCCGGGGCTCCGGAGGGAGCGACACCGGCCACACCGCGTCTGCCATGATGCGCCCACACTAGCGCCCCGCGGCTCGCCGGCGTAGCCCGAAGGAGTCTGCCATCGTGCGATCGACCGAGCCGTCGCTCAGCGCCCGCTTCATCTCGTCGCGGATGAGCACGCGCACCGTCTGGCGCCCGTCGGGGCCCTGGTGCGAGGTGACCTCCGGCCGGGAACCCGATCCCCGCTGATCGATGACCTGGACGGAGACGTTCGCCGGCGTGGACTTCACGCCGAGATCTCCGCCGATCTTCCGCAGCGGGGCGAACGCCCACTCCGGGTGCCCGGCCTCGGCCGCGACGGCGCGCATCGCCGGGAAGTGGGTCCGCTGGTTGAGCACCATCCCGCGGGCGGCCTTGTGCACGGGAGGCCGAGCCTCGAGCACGCCGCCGCGCGCGAAGCCCACGCTCGCCTCTGCCACCGCGCCCTGGACGTCGGCCCCGGGGGACTGCGAGAACAGGTTCCCGAACCCGGCGCCGAGACTCGTGAATAGGGGCTTGAACACCAGGGCCTGCGCCGCCATGGAGAGCAGCGTCTTCGACCACGACTTGGCCAGGTCCTCGAGGTTCATCTTCCCATCGATGGCGAAGTCCGCCAGGGCGTCGCCGGCCGAACCCGCGAACCCCGTGATCGCCTGGGTGCCGTTCTTCGCCAGCTCGGCCATCCGCTCATCCAGGACGGCGACCTTCTCCGCCGCGCCGCCGGCGGCGTCCGCGATCCTGTCGAAGCCGGTCATCGCGTGCCGGGACAGCGCCCCGCTCACGTCCAGGAGCCGGTCGGCGTTCGAGACGAGCTGCCCGAGCCGCAGCGAAACTCGCCCCACGCCCACGTTCCACTGCTCAAGGAACTTCGATTCCGTGAGGTCGGCGAACGGGTCCGCGTCCCGGAGCGCCTCGAATCCCCGCTTGGCCGCGTTGATCCCGTCGTTGAAGGGCTTCAGCGCGGTGTAGATGCTCATGGTGAGCCGCGGGAACACCGTGGCCATCGCGCCCGCGGCCGTCTCGAGGGTCGCCGAGAGGGTGTCCAGAATCGCGATGTTGAACCCCTGCTGGAACTCGGACCGCAGCATCGGCCAGGACGCCCGCAGCATGTCCACGACGATCCCGTACGCGCCGCGCACGGCGAGCTCGGCCGTCGCCTTGACCAACTTGCCCATGTCCTGCAGCACGACGTTCAGCTGGTCGACCAGCGGCCCCTTGCCCTCCGAGAGCACCTGGACGGCCACCTGGACGCCGCGCTCGACCACCTCGGGCACCGCGGCGATCGCCCCAGCTACCGCGTTCGCAGCCTTCTCGAGGTCAGGGGCGATGCGGGTGAGGACGTTCACGCGCAGCCCCAGGAGCGCCTCCTCGATGCGCCCCACGGCGTCGTTGTACGCGGTGAGCTTGGCGACCTGGTCCTCGGTGAAGATGACGCCGAGCCGCCGCGCGCGCTCGATCTGGATGGTGAGACCGCGGACGAACCCCTCGCTCTCCTTCAGCCAGGTCACGAACTGATCCCCGCCCCCGCGCCCGAAGAACTTCTCCGCCAGGCGGAGCTGCTCGGCCGAGCTCCCCGCGGACTCGATACCCCGGGCGATCGCCGGGAGCAGCTCCGAGAAGTTCTTCACCTGGCCGTTCGCGTCGGTGAGCTGCACCGCGAAGGCGCCGACCTGCTCGACCAGCTGCCCCTTGTCCACCATCTCGGCGACCACGCGCGAGGCCTTCCCCGCCATGGTCGCCAGCTTCTCGAACTCGACGCCCGATTCCTTGGCCGCGAACCGGAGCCCGGAGAGCTCCTCGGAGGACACCCCGAGCCGCTTGGCGGCCTTGCCCAGCTTGTCCACCTCCTCGGACGCGGCGTTGAACCAGTGCACCAGCCGGGACGCACCCACCGCGGCCACCCAGCCCACGAAGATCGTCTGTGCCGCGGAGATCGCGCGGCCGATCCGCTGGAAGCTGGCCGCCACGGCCGCAGCGTGACGGGTGGCCACGCCCTCGGAGCGCTGCAGCTGGCGCTCCATCCGGCTCAGGCCCGCCATGAGGGGCCCGGTGTCGCCGGTGATCACCACGTCCATCTGGCCGATCGCGGGCATGATCAGGTCTCCACGCCGAGCGCGGCGATCGCCTTGGCCGCCAGCCGCTCGGGGTCAGGGGTGTCGACGGGGGTGGCGAGGGACGGGTACACGTCCGCCGGCGTCACCGGCGACTTCGGGTTGGCGATCGCATTTACAAGCGCGGCGGCGAGGATGCCGAACCGAAGGTCCATGCGGCGCTCCCACTCGTGGTGCAGGGAGATCATCGCCCCGAGCTCCTCGAGGGCCACGCCGCGGACCTGGGAGGGGGTCAGCCCCCAGAGGGCGCCGGCGGCGAGGCCTGCGCGCCCGAGCCCGCCGGCTGGGTAGGGCCCGGCGCCGGGGCCGCCTCGTCCCCCGCCATCGGCCCGACCATCCGACCGACCGCGTCCATGAACCCGGGCACGCACGCGACGAACGCCGGCCAGGCCTTCCCCTCGCCCGCCCACAGCTTGGCCTGGTCGGGGTGCTTGCCGGTGACCGCCGCCACGAACCCCACGACGGTCGCCAGGGGGACGTTCCGGGCGACCACCGCGGTGCCGCTCACCATCCCCGCGGCGATGTCCAGGAGCGGCCGCCCGACCTGCTCCTCGATGCGGAGGAGCGTGTCCACGTCGAACTCGACGCGGTACTCCTGGTCCAGCTTCACGACGACGGACGGGGTGGAGGTGGACACGGCGCGGGCTCCGGAGGGGCGGGGCGGGCGGGAGGTGGGGACGGACTACGAGTTGGCCTCGAGGATCGGCTTCCCGGTGACAACGAGGGACATCGCGGAGGTCAGGGCGCCCTTCACCGGGGCGGACTGCCCGATCGACTGGACGTACCCGCCGAACGAGATCCGCTTGGTGTACCCCGGGGGGAGCAACAGCCGGAAGTTGCGGTAGGTCCCGGCGGCGAGGTCGGCCCGGAGGCCGTTCTGCGTGGCGTCGTCCTGCAGCATGTTCACCTGGAAGGTGACGTCCGACGCCTCTCGCGTGGTGGGGATCTTCTCAGCGAACCCGTCCGCCGAGTCCATTGAAGTCACCTCTTCGAAGAGCGACCGGATCTCGGGCCCCTCGATGTCCTTGACCTCGGCGATGGTCGTGAACACCTCGGGGGACCCGCCGTCGCCCTTCTGGAGCCGAGCCGAGAACGCCGCCTTTGCCCTGGGAGCTGCCATGTCCGACCTCCGTGTCGAAAGAGCTGGGGAACTGCGCCGACACTAGACCCCGCGCGGGCGCGGTCAAGTCTCGGCGAAGAGCGTGGTGTAGTCCTGGCGGACCCAGTGCACCTGGAACTCATCGACGTAGGACGCGTCCTCGTCCTCGAGCCAGATCCCCCCGACCTCGACGGTGTGGTCGACGCCCCGGTCATTCCAGAGGAGATCCCCCTTGTACCCGTTCAGGACGCCGCGGAGCGCGTCGGCGATGCGCCGTGCCTCGATCGCGTCCCTGGCGTAGACGTCGATCTGGTACCGCGCAGCCTGGTGGCCGGTCGCGCCGCTGTGGGTGACATCCTCCTGGCCGGAGATCTTGGTATACACGGCGCACGGGTACACGACTTTCTGCCCCTCGCGGACCTGGCGGATGTCCACGGGCTGGATCCCGCCCGGGAGGAGCGGCCCCACCGCGGCGTGGTTGCGGAGGTACCGGAAGAGCGCCGATTCAAAGCCGAGCATTACCGCCTCCGGGACTTCTTCGCCGCGGCCTTCTCTACCGCCTTGGCGATCTCCACGCGCAGGCGGGCGGCGATCGCCTTCTCCGCCTCCGCGCGCTTGGTGTCGTACGCCGGCCGCATGAACGCCTTCGGCCTGGAGCCGGGGTGCTTGGCGCCCTTCTGCTCCCCGGCCGCCCCCGTCTTCCGGTCCCGGACGGTGGAGCCCCCGCCCAGCGCGTGGGGCGCCGTCCCAAACTCGACCAGGTGGGCGTAGTTCCGGGGGTACACCTTCCCGGTGATGTTCTTCGCCACCTCGCCGCGCTTGAGCAGCTTGGCCTTGACGGCCCGCCCCTTGTCGTTCACCTCGAACGCCTTCCGCTGGATGGTCACCACGGCGACGTGGCGCGTGGGCCGCCCCTTGGCGTCCTGGGATCCCTTGACGCCGCGGGTCTCCGTGACGATCGACTTCTTCAGGGCGCCGGTGCGGACGCTCACCCGGCGGCGGGCCTCGTCCCGGATGACCACCGCGCCCTCGCGTAGGGCGTTGCGCACGGCCTGCTTCGTCACCTTCGTGCCGGCCTCCTGGGCGGCCTTCACGATGTCGGAGACCCCGACGACGAACTTATTCCCGAGCACCGAGCGCGTCACGCATCACCCCCGGCACCCACCTCGTGGGCCTCGGCGAGCAGGGCGAGCCACCGGCGCCGGCCCCGGTTGGCCCCGCCCTCGGGGACGTCCAGGACGTCGACGATGTCGTAGGTGGAGCCGTCGAACTCGAGGCGCCAGGTCGGGTCGACGTCCGAGCGATACCGGACGGTGAACCGGCGCCGCTGGGTGGCGGCCCGCTTGGACGCGTCCGGGAAGTACGCCTCGGAGCCCGAGACCGCCTCCACCTTCGCCCATACCGGGTTGCCCGCCGGCCGATAGGACGTCGCCTGCGCCCCGAGCTGGTCCTCGAGGGCGTAGGGACGGAGGAGCTGGATCTTCTTGTCGAGCTCGCCGGCGTTCACGGGGCGCGACCCTCCCTAGACGATCGCGATGATGCTGGTGGCAGTGGTCCCGGTCGACCACACGCGCGACGCGCGGATGGGATGGATGACGCCCGCGGCGAGGCCCACGAAGGTGACCGCGGCCCCGCCGGCCATCGTCACCTTCACGTCACCGGAGACGCCCACGTAGAGGCCGCGGCTCGTGTCGGTGAGGTCGGTGCTGTCGCTCGGGGTCACCGCGGACGCGTTGATGGCGGGAGCGGTCAGGCCAGCGGTCATCGTGTTGAAATTGTCAGCCATGGGGAACCTCCTCAGTACAGGCGGCCGAGCGCAAACGGGCCAAGCTTCTGGCGCATTTGCTGCTCGGCGAAAGTGGTGGGAACAGGGGACCGGTTGTCGTACATGTCGGCGACCAGCGTGAGGATGGCCACGCGGATCGCCTCGGGGACGTCGTCGGCGGCGGGGCCGTAGCCCGCGGAGTACTGCAGGTGCACGGAGCCGAGCCGCTCGCTGATCGCGGGCCAGGACTTCCCGGGCATGAGCGCGAGCTTCCCTGGCTCGGAGCCCGGGACGATCTCGAAGTCAGTCCCCTCCGCCAGGGGGGTGTACGCGGACGCATCGGGGGCCCGGTACTCGAGGGTGGTCACCGCGATCAGCGGGCACTGCGGGATGACGATCTCGGCGCCGTCCGCATCCCAGCAGCTTGGGAACCGGTCGAGCCACCCGTCCCAGGTCTGCTCGATGAACACCCGATCGGTGTACGCCTCGGCCATCGTCCTGGCGGCCACGATGTACGCCGAGATCATGGCGTCGTCATCGTCGATTTCGACCTTCGCGTGGAGCTTGGCCTCGGCGACGGTGACCGGTTCCAGCGCGGGGTGGGTATTGATCCTCGTCCGCATGCGTCCTCCTCACACACCTCGAGGTCCCGGCGGGGTGGCGACCAGCCCATATGGCCGTCCCCCGCCGGTTCCTCGGATGCCAGCGCCACACGGCGCCGGCCGGATTCCTACTGGTGCACGTCGGGGGGATCGCCCTTGGGAGCGGCGGGGTTGGGTGGGGAGGTCTCGCGGCCCTTGGGGCGCTCCGTCCGGGCCGCCTTCTCGCGAGCCCCGCGGCCGGCCGCCGTCTCCTTCTGCGGGGCTGGAGGAGCGTCCACGGGCTCGGCGAACCCGCCCGCGATGAACTCCCGAGCCTGCGCCTCCGGAAGGTCGTGCACCTCGCCCGACCGAAGGACGCCGCTGGGACCGGCACAGAGGGACCGCATCTTCACGCGCATGGGGAGCTCCTCGAGGGACGCGAGCGGACAGGCGGGGACTAGGTCCCGGCGATGATGCCGGCCCCCCGGCACGCCGCCAGGAGTGTGTTGTACTTGTCCGCCAGGTCCCGGAAGTTGTTGTTGAGGGTGGTCTGGTTGAACGCCCCGCCGACGTCCGCGATGGTGCCGTCGGCCGTCCCCACGGAGACCGCCAGGTCCGCGATCGCGGACGCCTGCACGCCGTTCGCGGTGACCGCCCCCCCCTGGAAGTCGATGGTGGCCCCGCTGCCGACTACGAGCTTCGCGCCCCCCTGCTCCACCCGTAACGCCGTGTTCTCGAACATCGCCGCCTCCGTCCGTGAAGGGCCCGCCCCGCCGCCGCCACCCTAGACCCCTCACCCCTGGAAGGCCAAAGCCGCGGGGGCCGTTCCTGGCCCCCGCGGCGTGTAGAGATTGCGCCGTCCATGGCGCCGCCGATTAAGCGGTGCCTTCGGCCGGGGTGGCGAACAGCTCGCGCCCCGCCACCGTGGAGTGGAGAGACGCCGGGCCGGTCCGGAGGTTGTGCTTGATGGCGGTCACGGAGTCGATAACGGCGTTCCCCGTGGCGCGGTTGACCACGCACCGGAGGTACCGCTTCCCGGGCCGCACGATGGTCGCCTGCAGGATCTTGTTGTTGTCGGTGGTCGGGGTGAGGACCGCCGACTTCGAGCCCTCCAGGTCGGTCCAGTCGTCGGCGACGCCGTTGTCGCTCGACTGCTGGATCTTGATGTAGGTGTCCGCCGAGGCGGAGATCGCCCCGAAGGTGGCGATGAAAGTGACGGCGTCGCAGTCCTTGCAGTCGACGCTGGCGGAGTTCTGCACGCTGGTGCCCGCGGCAACCGCGTTCATCACGCGCTCCACGGAGTGGTTGTTCATGAACGATCGCATGGGGTCTGTCCCTTCGTTGGCGCCGGCCGGGGGGCCCGACGGCCCCCCGGCGCCGGCTGCACTTCACGGGTGTCAAAGCATGGGGGTGGGGTAGACGCTCAAGGGGGAGAGGACGCCGCCGCGGGGCTCAGGCGAGCTTGACGCGGGCGAACGCTTCCTCGACCGCCGGCCCGCCGTCCACCTTGCGGCGGACGAGGTAGGCGATCTGGTTCTGGAGGGCGTAGGTCTCCTGGAGCACCTGCATGCCCAGGTCGAGCCCGTCGACGATCCAGTAGTAGTTGAACGCGCCGAGGATGCCCACGTACTGCCCGGTGGTCAGCGTCGAGGGGATCCACTCCGACTCGTTCACCGGCATGTCGAGCAGCCGGTCCGGCTCGCCTGCGACCACCGAGGGCTGCCAGAGGTACTGGCCGTTGCCGTCCTTCAGCTTGCGGATGAGCGCGATCAGGGTGCGATGGAACATCCACTCGGCCGTGCGGCGGTACATCTGCTTCAGGTGGAACTTCGCGGCGATCAGCCCGTCGACGGTGGGCGCCGTGGTGTTGTTCCCGGTGGAGACGTCGCGCGAGGTCGAGATTCCGTCGCTGGACGCAGTGAAGAGGCCCAGGGGCTGCCCGGCGCCGGAGCCGGAAATGAACCCCTGCTCCTCGAGCTCCGCCGCGTCGCGGGCGATCTCCTGGCGGACGATCGACTCCGCGCTCATCACCGACGAGCGGAGCAGGTCGCGCGAGACGGGGACCAGACCCGTCATGTAGTGCGGCGACAGCGAGCGCTTTCCGAAGCGGAGCGACGTGTCGGCCGTGGGGGTGGTGAGCTCGCCGCCCCACGCGAACGTCGCGGTCTTCGCCGTCCGCCGCGGCGCGCCGATCGACTGCGCCGACGTGGTGAAGAGCCGAGCCTTGGACCGGATGAACACCTGGTCATCAAGGTCCTTCAGGAGCTCACCGACCCACTCCTCCGGCGCGACCAGGAAGCCGCCCTGGACGTCGATGTCGGACTGGAGCGCCCGCTGCTCGCCGACCAGCACAGACCGGAAGGCTTCCCGGTACTCGGGGGTGTGGCGCCGGTGCTCGGCGGATCCGGGAAGATACCGGAACTCGGCCACATCGCGGCTCCCGCGGCGGCGGAGCTCCCACCGGTGAACGCGGCCGGGCTGGGCGCCCCGAGTGTCGCGCGGCTCTTCCCGCGGTCCGGCCGGGTCGCGGCCCGGGGTCTCACCGCCAGCGCGGCGGCCGCGGGACTCCTCGAGCTCCCGCTCCTCGCGCTCGAGGCGGGCCTGGCGGGCCTCCTTCGCCTCGGCCGCCTTGATCTCGTCCTTCAGCCGATCCGACTCGGCGAACGCGGCGTCGACCTGGCGGGTTTCATCGTCGCTCAGGTCGCGATTCGCCTTCTTCGCGGTGTCCATCAGAGCCCGGGCATCGGCGATCGCCTTCGCCCGCTTCTCGCGCATTTCCTGCAAAGTCATGGTCCGAACCTCCGTGCATTGGGGGTGCGCCGGAGGTCGAAAAAGGCCGCTATCGGGTGCGCGGGGGAAATCGATCGCCGGCGCGGATGTGTGTCCGCTTCCGAGCGATCCGCCGTCCGCCGCCTCGGCCGATGGGGATCACCGTCACTGCTCGATCATCAGAACGCCGCCTCGGCACCTGTGAGCACGCAGCCCGATGGGATGTGCGCCGACACTAGGCGGCGCCGGGGGAACGTCAAGCCGTCGCTTCGTAATACCGGAGCTCCGCCGCCCGGAGCCGCGCCTGGTCCATGGCCTTCGCCCGCTCGAGGGACCGCTTCGCGATCTCGGTCTGGGGGTACGCCGGATAGGTGACCACGGAGACGTCGAAGAGCTCGACGTCGATCAGCTGGCGGAGCCAATACTGGATCCCGTCCTCCGTCTTCTCCTTCACCCACTTGTCGTCCCGGGTGAAGAACCCGAACGACATCTGGTTGATGTCCCCGCGCTCGACGGAGACGGCGAGATCCCGGGCCAGCTGGGTGTCCGGGAGGTCGATCTCGACGCGGAGGCCGTGGGCGTCATCGGCGAGCCGGAGCGTCTTCGACGCCGCCCGCCCGAGCACCATGGAGCTCTGGTGGTCGAAGAGGGCCCGGACGTCGTCCTTCCCCTCGAGCGCGGTGCGGAACGCGCCCCGCTTGACCACCTCGTAGAACTGCCCGCCGATGGGCTCGGACTTCTGGTCGTAGACCGCGGCGTACCCCACGAGCGTCAACTTCCCGGGCTCGCTCGCGCGGACCGCCCGAAGTTCCGCCTTCACCGACGAACGGACTTCACGCTTGGCGTTCTCGACTACGGGCATATGCCCTCCTTGGCCTGGCCGCCGAGGCGGCGCCGGATGATCTCGCCGGCCGCCGCGGCGTCCGCGTCGGCCCGTCCCCCGTCCCCCCTCTCCCACACCGTCAGGACTTCTTCGACGGCGCCGACGCCGGCACCGCCGCGGGCCCGCATGATCGCCCCCCCCAGCTGCTGGACCGACTGCTCCACGTGTCGCTCGGCCACCTCGAGCACCACCGCCGGCACGAAGTCGGGGTCGGCCCCTGGATGCGTGACTCCGCTCAGCGTGCCGATCATCTCGATGCCCGAGAAGATGACCCCGCGGACGTCGTCCACGCGCCCGGCGTAGTACCCGTCGGCCCACTTCTGGAGCTCGTCCAGGCCGAGCTTCAGGGCCCGCCGGGCGCGGTCGGCCTCGATGCGGAGAACCCGGGCGACAGCGCCCTGGAGGTACGCGGCGCCGGCCCTCGCGAGGATCTCCGCGCCGGCAGACAGGTCAGCTCGGGCCCCGCCCGTATCGCTGGATGGATCCGCCGTTCCGCCATTGGCCTTCCCCGTATCGGTTGCGGGGTCCTTCGCCCCCGGCGCCGGGGCCGCCTCGAGCTTGGCCGGGGTGGTCATGTTCGCCGGGGCCAGGTACTGGTCCCCCTGCTCGATCGCGTTCTGGTTCTCCCGCCGCCGGACGTCGTTTACGCTGAGCCAGCCCCACTGGCGCCCGATGGCGTACGCCTCGTACCGGGCCTTGAGGTCCCCGCGGAGCAGCGCGTCGGTGAGGTGCTCGACGTACATCGTCCCGCGCTCGCGCGGGGTCAGGAGCTTCAGGTTCGCTTCCTGCTCGAACCGGGCCATCCACCCGCCGAGCCCGTCGGTGACGTACTCGATCGCCTGGTGCTCGATGTTCGAGAAGGTCGCCCGGTCCAGCTTCGCCACCTTGTGCGGAGGCACGCGGAACCACCGGCAGATCTCGTCCACCGAGAACGCCTTGGTCTCCAAGAACTGCGCGTCGTTGGGGGGCACCGCGAAGGGGACCCAGTCCATGTCCTCCTCGAGGAGGGCCACCCGGCCCGCGTTCTCGGCCCCCGAGTACATGGCCTGGATGGACTCCCGGAGGTTCTTCCGGCCGTCGGGACTCAGCACCTTTTTCGTCTTCAGCGCGCCCGAGGGCCGGGCGCCGTTGCTCCAGAACCGCGCCGTGAACTGGTCGGCCGCCATCGCGGACCCGAGCGACTCCCGCGCGAGCGCGATGACGTTGGCCCCGACCAGCCCGTCCTTCGAGGGGCCGCGGAGATGGAACACGTCCTCGGCGGGGACGGCCGTCTCGGACCCGTCGTCCTCCCGGTAGAGGTACTCGATCCGCCCGTCCTGGCGGCGGCGGAGCTTCACCCGGGACGGATCCCACGGCCAGAGGCCCAGCGGGCGCCCGTTGCCAGCGCGCTCGATCTCGGCGAACCCGTTCCCCCACAGGAGCGCGGAGCAGATCAGGAACTCCCGCACGCCCATCGCCGGGGCCAGGTCGGTGTTCGCCGTGACGTTGAGCAGGTGGGCCACGGGGTGGTCCCGGAGGGCCTCCCGGCCCTCGTCGGCCACCCGGCGATAGACCTTCAGGGGCAGCTTCGCCACGTCCTCGGAGACGGCGCGGGTGCAGGCCCACACGGTCGCGAGGTTGCGCGCGGTGTTCTCGTTCACGGCGACGCCGGCCTTGGAGAGACCGCCGCCGAAGAAGCTGGTGAGCCACGCACCCGGACGGGCCAGCGTGGACTCCTCCCCGCTCCTGGCCCGGAACGCCGCAAGCGCACCGCCGACAAAGCCCATGGGTCAGCCTCCGTGCTCGCCGCGCCGACGCCGCGACTCCGCCATGGAACCGCCCGCCCCCAGCACCATCAAGAACCCCCCGCCCACCATGGCGGCGGCCCCCGGCGTGAACACCACCCACACCCCGGCGACGAGCAGAGCGAGCCCGAGAATGGCCAGGATGTCGTAGAGCGTCACCTTCAAAGGACCTCGATGCCGCGGGTCTCGTACACCGACTTCAGCCCGCGGCCCACACTAGCACGGCCAAGCGCCATGAGCAGCGCCACGACGCCGTCGATTCGCTCGCGGGACTTCTCCTTGTCCGGCATCTTGTTGCCCGACGGGCCCTGGCGCCACACGACGTTCGACGCCTGCCAGGTGAGCACCGGGTTTGGATCGATGTGCAGCCCCTTCGAGACGTGCAGCCGCTCGAGGTCCTCCGCCGGCCCGGTGAAGTTGGAGTAGGTCTGCCGGAACTCGAGGACCGGGAGACCGTCCTCGTCCTGGAGTTCCTGGCACAGGGCCGCCGCGCGGTACGGGTCATAGGCGAGCTCGCGCACCACGAGCCCCTCGAGGATGACCCGGATGTCTCGGCGGATGCGTCGCAGGTCGACGATGTCCCCCTCCGTCGGGAGGATGAACCCCTGTCGAATCCAAGTGGGGTACAGCACGCGATCCCGCTTCGCGCGGGCACCAGCGTGATCTGCAGGGCACCAGAAAAACGGGATCACGTCGTACTCCGGGGGGCGGCGCACCTTGACCTTCCGGCGGGCCGCCTGGAGGTCGGGGTCCTCCGGGGGCAGCTCGTTCGGGAACACGAGCACCATGGCTGTCAGGTCCGTTGTCTTCGACAGGTCGAGCCCCACGAACACCTCGCGCCCGTGGTAGTTATCGAGCTTCAGCCGCCGCCGGCTGAGACACTCCCGCCACTTCGAGAGCGACAGCGCCGCCTTTGTCGACTGGCTCCACACGTTGAGGCGGGTCTGTTTGAAGATCGCCTCGTTGGACGGGATGCCCTCCGCCTTGCGCACGTCCGAGCGGACGGCGTCGGGCTTGATCGACACCCCGTACATCGGGTTGGCCTTCCGCCACGTCGCCTCGGACTTCCAGTCGTCCTCGTCCTGGGCGGCGTAGATGACCGGGAGGAACTCCGGGTCCTCAAACACCCCCTGGATGCACTTCAGCCCGTACTCCCACAGCTCGTACGAGAAGTGCCCGATGTCGTCGCCGGCGGTCGAGATCACGAGCTCGAGGGGCTGCCGGCGGGTGGAAGAGCCGGAGGTGAGCACCTCGTAGAGGTCGGCGCTGGTGTGCGCGTGGATCTCGTCGATGATCGCGGCATGGGGGTTGGACCCGTGCTTGGTCTCCGCCTTCGAGCTGAGCACCTCGAACCGCGACCCGAGGTTGGGGCACCAGAGGGAGGACTTGAAGATCTCCACCGCCTCCGAGAGCGACCTCGAGGACATCACCATCGACTTCGCGGGGTTGAAAACGTACCCCGCCTGCTCCTTGTTGGCGGCCGCGGCGAACACCTGGGCGCCGTGTTCGTTGTCCGCCACCGTGAGCACCAGCCCGAGCGCCGCCAGGAGCGTCGACTTCCCGTTCTTGCGGGGCACCCACAGGTGGGATCGCCGGTACCGGCGCGTCCCGTTGGGCCGCCGCCACCCGAAGAGCCGCCGGACGTACGCCGCCTGCCAGGGCTCGAGCCGCACCAGCTGGCCAGCCCACTCGCCCTCGTGGTGCCGACAGAACGTCTGGATGAACCCGCACACCCGGTCCGCCTCGGCGGGGTCGTAGTACCACCCCTGACGCCGGAGCTCGGCGTCCATGCCGCGGACAAGGCGGGAACCTGAGAGACCGGGGTCGGCGGAGCGAGACACGCGCCCACACTACGCGCTTGCGCGCTTCCCCTTCGAGGGTTTCGGCGGCGCGGGGCCCCCACCACCAACAAGTTTCCAGAGCTGCGCCGGGTTGTCCCCGTCGTCGGGCACCTCGGGTCGCACCACAACTCCGCCCGGCTCGATCTGGATGCGCGAGCGCGCCGACGGCGTGAGCCCGAACTCCCGCTCGGACTTCAGCAGCAGCTCGTCCAGGCGGCGGAACTCGCGGGCCTGGGGGAGCTCGAGGATCGCGCGGACGTTGCCGGCCTCGTCCTTCACCGGATAGGTGGTCGCGTGGGGCCCCTTCTCGGCGAGGAACGTTCGGAGCTCCAGCCACCGCGCGAAGTTGGTGCAGTAGCGCCCGAAGGTCCACACGTCCGCCGTGGTCAACACCCGCATGGCGAGCATCACCGGCGAGAGCTGGAGCCACACCTCGCGCGCCTGAGGCCCGAGCCAGGACGGGGGGCCCACCTCGCCGGCGGGCGGGATGGGCTCGTTGTCGTTGAGACGCCGCCGGCCGGGGTTTCCCTGGGCCTGTTTGAGCGCCGTGGGCTTGGGAGCAGGGCCGCGGAGCCCCATTGCTGACCGCCTTTCCGCCGGGCGGAACCCCGGCCTATGGTCCCCCGCCGGCCCGTTCCGGGCCCCCCCTTCAAAACCTGCGCCCGTAAAAACCGAGGGTACACGGTCGGTACAGGCGCCCCTGTGCAGAGATCCGACCCCCCCCTACCCCCTACCGACCCCTACCGACCCCCGACCACCCCCGAACCTTGGGGTAGTGCCACCCGAACGCCGCCGTCGGCCCGTGGCGGCCCCGTGACGAGCCCTGGGCGGGGTGGCCCACGCGTCCACCCCACAGCGCCCCTGCCCGCCTGACGCGGCCCACGCCCGGGCGTGGGCCCTACTGGAGCCCGGGAACGAGACCCACACCGATCGCCACGGAGAGCTGGGGCGGGTACTTCGTGGCAGCACCGCCGCTGGGCGCCGCACCGATCGTGATCAGCGACACCGCGGGCTGGGTGTTCACCTCGCACGGCCCGATGCTGGGCGTGGCCGCCCGAGCCCGGTAGTTCCGGTCGTACTCCCAGCTGAACGGGAGGGACGCCGTGCCCTGGCCAGAGAGGCCCGTGGCGGGATCGGCCAGGAGCGTGGGCTCTGCGCCCACCGCAGGGGAGGTCGTGTTGTCCCGGTACGCCGTGCCCTGGTCGTAGCCCCAGCGGAGGGTGGACCCCGAACCGCTGTTGGACTTCTGGATGGTCGAGCTGTTCCACCAGGCGCAGTTCTTGTACCCGCTGGTGGGCAGGTCCGACCGCTCCGACCCCGCCGCGGCGTTGGCCGCAAGCATCTGGCGAAGGGCTGAGTTGTCGACCTGCGCCGAGAATAGCTCGTTGAAGGCCCGGCACCGCTGAAAGACGCCGGTGGGGGCGTTACCGGGGTCGGCGATGAAGAGGTGGGTGTTCCCCGAGCCGCCTTCGTGCACGCGGACGTGCCCGCCGATCGCGTCGGTGGAGTCGGCACGCTGCACGGTGATGTTCCCCGAGACCGTGATGGCCGCGGGGATGTTGATCGTGATCACCGTGCTCTCAGGCCCCGGCACCGGGGGCGTGTAGACGTACGTCTGGATCGGGTAGGCCCCGTCGATGTTGGGGGTGCACGCCGACGCCGAGATCACGCAGAGGTCGCCCACACGCGAAAGCATGTTCACGCCGGACAGCGTGATGGTGAGGGTGGTTCCACCCGTGGTCCCCGACGCCACGGTCCAGTTCGAGGGGGCGATGAAGCGGATCGCGTTGACGGCGTCGGTGCCGATGTCCTGCAGGTCCAGGTCCCATGCCCGGTTGATCCACATGCCGCGGCGGGCGAAGGACGCCGAGAAGAGCCCCACGGCCCGGTTCCACGTCGAGGGGAGCCGGTGTTTCAGGTTGTCGTTGATGCGGATGAAGTTCACGACGTCGTACGAGGGCTCCGTGCCGGCGCCGCCCTCGAAGGTCTCGTCGATGATCCACGCCCGGGCGTTCTCCGAGTGGCACCTCGAGGTGGTGATGAAGGGGCAGCTCCCGAGCGTCCCGTTCGTCTTGCACCCGTGGGTGTGGTTGCGGGAGATCGGATTGAGCATCACCACCAGGCCGACGTCGTGCCCCGTGGCGCCGTCGCTGTGGCAGTAGAACGGGGCGCCACGCCGCGCCGACGCCCCGAAGTCCGGGAGTGTCCCGTAGATCGCGTCGAGCTGATAGACGTACATCTCCTGCCCGCCGAAGGCGTTGTAGCTGGTGATCAGGGCGCCCTCGCCCACGGAGGGGTTGGTCATGTACCCGACCTTGAGCCGGTCGTACGTGAGGATCCCGCCGGCGCCGCCGGTGGAGTTGAGCTGGATGCAGCTGTGCGCGGAGCCGCCGTAGACCACGGCGCAGTCGCTGAACACGCACTCCTGGGTGCCCGAGATATCCGCCACCAGGGGGCACCGCTCGTTGGCGGCGTTCTGGATGCAGAGGCCGATCAGGTCCACGCCCTCGATGCGGCACCCGTCCACCTGGGTCACCTTGATGCCCGCCGCGGCCGTGCCCCGGGAGATCATGACGATGCCCGCCGGCGAGCCGCCGCCCACGTTCACGTGCACGATGGTGTCCGACCCGGAGACCTGCAGGTAGAACGAGTTGGAGGTGTTCTGGCAGTCGGTCGCGTTGGCGCACCTGGTGTACGCCACCTCCGCCCCGTCGCGGATCGCCGAGAGGGCGCCGTTCCCCCGCACCCACGTGAAGTCGGTGATGCCGGCGAACGTCTTCGTGTACCGGTTGCCCGCGGCGTTGGTCCACGCCCCCGCCTGGTACGCGCTCTCGAGCTGGAAGGACGTGATGATGGGGTAGCCGGTCCCGTGGCGCCCGATCGTGACCCGGGCCGTGGCAAGGTCCAGGAGCGAGAGCCCGTAGAACACATCACCGCCCTTGAGGCTGAAGCGGATGTTGCCACTGCCCACGTTGTTCCCGATGAGGGTGATCGCGTCGGCCCAGTGACGGACCTGCCAGGGCGAGCCCGACGTCCCGGCGCCGCTCCCGCCCGACGAAGAGCCGCCGGCGTTCACCTCGATGTACTTGGTGGTCGCCCGGGCGGAGGGGCACGCCGCGAGCCGCGTGTTGTACAGGTTCCGCAGCTGGTTGATGAGGGCGACCGTGCCCGCCTGGGCGAAGGACGCGATGAGAGACGTGTATGCGCTGCCCATGGGGCTCTCCGGTTCATGCCCCCCGCGGGGGGAGCGCGCGGACCTGGCGGATGAGCTCCTCGGCCACCGCCATCTGGTCCCGCACAAGCTTGGTCATTTCGGCACGTTCAACGCGCCGCTCGGCGACGTCGTTCTCCCGGAGCCTCTGCAGCTCCGCCTGGTGGCTCGCGGAGATCGACTTCAGATCGCTGGCGTACCGCTCCGCCGCCTTCACCGCGGCCTCGGCCATGGCCTCGATGCGCCGCTCGTACGCCGTCGCCAGGGCGGCCGCCTGGGCGTCCCGGCGGGGGAGCTCGACCTTCAGGAGCCAGTACACGATCCACAGGACGATGCCGGCGGAGCCGATGTTGCTCACCGCCTTGGTGACGTCCAGGAAGTCGTTCGCGGACTCGCACAGGGTCATCATGGACCGCTCCTCAGGCAGCGCCGGGCGCCGCGGGCGTCAGGGCAGGACGAGCGTCTTCAGCACCTCGAAGAGACCGGGGGCGATCGAGTTGACACCCTCGCGGATCGTGAGCATTTGGGCCTCCAGGGCCATCCGCTGCTCGGGCGTGACGGTTGCGAGGGCCTTCACCCAGTCGGCCAGGGCCGCGTTGGCGGCCCCCTGGGGCTCGGTCACGCGGGTGGTGATCTCGAACCCCTTGGCGACCAGCTCCCCGCCGTCGTAGAGCTCGTCCACCTTGCCGGAGATGTCGGTGTTGGAGCGGACGAGGATCTTCCCGGGGACCACGAACTCGCGCGACGCCAGGCCGCCGCCGATCGCCTGGATGGTCCCGTCACCTTCGATGGTGGTGCGGTAGAGGGGCCCGGAGCTGGTGACCGTCTCCTGGCCCTCGCTGTCGGAGTAGGCCAGCTTCGACGCCGAGACCTCCGACGCCTGGACGCCCTCGCGCGACTGCTCGAAGGTCGGGCCCACGGACTGGCACCCGGAGAACACGGCGAGGGTGGCGCCGGCGGCGATGCAGGCAAGGCGGGAGATGCTGCGCATGATGGTGGCTCCTGGGCTGGTCGGCCGACCCTAGACCGCGCCCGGTGCCAGTCAACCCAGCTTCACGGGGTCGCGGTCCAGTACGCGGGCGGCGTCCCATCGCGCGCCATGTCGTGGACGGGGACGTAGATCACGCGTCCCTCCGCGCGCCAGAGGGGCACGAAGTTGGACCGGTGGTCGCGCCCGAACATCCCTACGGGCCTGCCGGGCTGGTAGCACCCCCGCGGCGAGCCGATCCCGCTGTCGTTGCTCAGGAGCACCGCCCGCGTCTCCGGGGGCACCGCGTACGGCGCCGGCGGGCTCCAGTAGCTGGTGGGGCTCTCGAGGACCGACCACGCCGTGGTGATGCTGGGGAGCTGGCCCAGCGCCGAGCGCGGGTAGGGGTGGCCCTCGGTGTGGACCGTGAAGCCCCAGCACGTCGCGTAGGCGGCCGCCAGGGCGGCGCACGAGTCGATCGCCTGGTCCCCGCCCGACGCGTCGAAGGCGATCTCGCACCGGGGCGTCCCGTCGGCCCGGCGAAGCCACTGGAGCACCGTGTAGAGCCGCTCCGGGAAGTTCTCAGGGCGGACCGCCGCTCCCCCATCCTCCCAGCTGGCCGTGCGAAACCGCTCCGGCCGCATCGCCTTGCGCCACGCAGGGGAGTTGGTCGAGAAGAACCCCGGGACGTACACCGTGACCCGCTTCCCCCGCGCGGAGAGCTCGTCCAGGAGGGCCTGGAGCGTGTAGAGCTTCCGCATCCCGCCCACGTCCTGGGCGAACCGGGTGGCCAGCTCGATCTCGTACTGGCGCCCCGCGGGGGCCAGGCCGAAGGGGAAGAGGAGGACCCGGTCGTAGGACGTGGCCGGCAGGGCGAGGAGGTCCGCCGAGCCGCCATGGCGCATGAAGTCGAAGTCCGCCCGGTCCCACGCCTGCTCCCCGTACACGAGCACCACGGACGGCACACGGGTGGCCTGAGCCGCGGCGATGGACGCCGCCTGGGCCGCCGGCGGCGGGGGCGCGTGGAGCACGCCGGCGAGCATCACGAGCAGGAACGCGATCACGAGACGGAGGGGGCGGAGACTTCGCATGCGGGGGACCTCCGGGCTGGTCCGCCGACCCTAGACCGCCGGCTCCCGCGGGCCAATGAGCTCCAGCTGGGACGCCCCGGACTTCTTCGACTTCTTCCCCTTGCCCCGGCGGAGCTGCTCGAGGCACGCCGCGGCGGAGAAGTCGTCCGCCTGGTTGAGGAGACCGACCGACACGTGGGCGCCCGGATCCGCCCCGGGCTCGACGTAGAACTTCCGCACCGAGAGCGACACCACCTGGGCGTCGTCCACCCAGAACCCCATCTCCGTCATGACGTCCAGGATGGGCTTGGCGAAGTTGTCGACGTCGCCGGACCCGAGGTTGTCGGCGTGCATGAGATCAGCCGGCCACCCGGGCCCGGCCATCTGCTTCTCTCGCTCGAGGGCGATCGCGATCTCGACCTTCACCGGGCACCGGAGCGGGGCCGCCGGCACCTTGGCCGTCGCGAACAGCCGGATCGCCTTCCGCCAGGGCTCGATGCGCGAGGGCGTGTAGATATGGGCGAACGCCTTGCCCGCCTTCGACCGGCGCACCTGGGTGGCGGGCCGGGGCTGGGGGAGCGGGGTTCCGTGCACGATGAACGAGATCCAGGTCTTCACGCGACTCCCCCCGCCATACTTGGCCCGTTGATAATCAACACCTCTGGAGCCTCCATCGGCCGCGCCCCGCGGCCGCTCATCGCGTGAAGGTTTTTCTGCATGGTCTTCTCCACGAAGGTCCACCCCCGATAGAGCTCGCGGTAGCGCGGGCTGTCGTACGCCGAGACCACGATGCGGGCGTGCCGGTACGCGCGTAGGGCGTCCGCGAGCCTGGCGTGGTCGTCCTGGGCACCGAAGAGTCCGGCGCCGGCGTGCGTGAACTCGTGCAGGTACCGCCCCCCGCCGCCGCCGGACGTCGCCACCCCGTCCTCAGAGAGATTGGACCGACTCTCCGCGGCGTAGGGCGGGTCGGCATAGATGGCTGTCTCGGGGCAGTCCTCGAAGCGGTCGATGATCTCGAACGCGTCCCGCTGAAGTACGACCGCGTTCAACAGGCGCCGGTGCCAGGCCGGCATGCTCTCGACCGCGTTCCGAAACCGCTGGGTCGGAGAACCCCCATTCTTGGTCCAGCGTACCGCGATCTGGTAGTCCGGACGGTCCGTGCCGGCGGTGCCGTTCCGACCCATCCACGAGGCGATGAAGAACCAATAGGCCCGCTCGAGCGCCGGCTCCTCCGGCACCAAGGGCTCAGACTCGAGGAACGCCTGGGCGTCCTCGAGGAGCCCTTCGCACATCACCACACGCTGGAGCCGCTCGTACAGCATCTCCGCCCACCCGACCTCCTGGATGATCCGGGCGAGGTTGGTGATGTCCCCGTGCAAGTCGTTGACCGTCTCCTTTTGGGCCGGGGGCTTGGCCAGGATGACCGACAGCGCCCCTGCGAACGGTTCAAAGTACTGCGTGTGCTCGCCCAGCTCTGCGACGATCTCGGGGGCGAGCGTCCGTTTTCCCCCGAACCACGGCGCCAACGACCTTATCTTCATGACGTTCGCTCCTGGCGGCCGCGATCACGCGCCGCACCCTGTAGTCCGCCGCCACCAAGATCTCCCCCAGCGTGAACCCCCACACCCGCACCATGGGGTTATGGAGATTCGCGCGGAACCGGCACTCCGCCTCCCGCGCGCCGGAGTGGCCGTGCTCGTTGAGCGACGCCGAGATCTCCGGCCACGACGCGTCGAGGTGCTTCCGGGCCAGGTGGGCGAGGAGGGCCCGGGCCAGAACCGCCCGCTCCGATCGCTGCCCGTCCAGCACGCGCCACAGCTCAACGCCGGCCACCTCGAGGACCTCGTCCCGGACGGCATCGATCAGCACCGTGGACGTCGCGGGCGGCACCATCAGCTCCCCATGTCCATGAGCCGGTAGCCCCGCTGGACCTTGAAGAACGCCATCTTGGTGCGGTCCTCGACGTCGGCGCCGAAGCCGAAGAACCGGCACCACGCCTCGTCCGTGGCCTCGTAGGCTATGAACGGGTGGGCCGGGAACTGCCATCGCCGCGGATGCTTCGGGACCCGGGCGTCGAAATAGATGCGCATCCCGCCGGCGAAGGCGCTCAGGCCGGGGTCTGCCATCAGTCCGGAGCTCGTACGGAGCCGACGGAGCTCCTCGAGGTGGTCGGGGTGGAAGAGGAGGTCGGTGGTGCTTGCGAGATTCGGATACACGATCAGCTCCTGAGGAACGCCGCGTCACGCGAGCGGTTCCGGTTGAGGTTCGCCATGAACGCCTCCCGGCGCTCGGGCTCGATCCACGTCAGGCCGCACGCGGTGAACGCGTCCTCTTCCCGCGGGGTCGGCACCGGGACGCCGTCGACCCCGATTAGCCGCCCGTCCCGGGACGCGTCCGCCTCGGGCTGGATGCCGTGGTGACGCTTCCATGCGTGCAGGAACCACTGACCGAAGTCCGTGGGCCCGGTGCGCATGAGCTCGATCCACCCCCGGTTGGCGCCGTCCCACGCCCAGCGGTGGATCTGAACCCGGACCTGGAACTCGGCGCCGTTGTCCTGCCGATGGAGGTCCACGAGGACGTCGCAGTAGCCGAACCCCCTCTTGAACCCCTTCAGGGGCTTGGCGACGGGCACGGTGCTCGCCCCGAAGAGCCCCTCAACGGCCATGGTGCGGTCCATCGCCTCGAAGAGCACGTCGGGCCCGCCCTCGGCCGGGGCGCGGCAGGTGAACTCCAGGTCCCCGACGTCGGGCCGCTGGCGCCGCGCCGAGCCGACCAGAAGCACGTCGGGGCCGCGGAGCCCCCACATGTCCTGGATGCATGCCGCGGCCGCCAGGGCGTCCTGGAGCAAGAGACGATCGCCAGCGCTCATCTTCCGCCTCCCGCTCAGTCGAGCTGCTCGTCCTGATCCCCCACCGGCCCGTCGTACCCGGTGGCTGGCCTCTTCTTCCCCGGCTTCTTCGCGGGAGCAATCCCGCCGGCTCGCGCGAGCTCCGACGGAGCCGCTTCGGGGTCGCGCTCGATCTTCGTGGCCCTGGGCATGAAGTCCGCCACCGTGGGCCGGGGCCCGAGCTCCGCCTCGACATCGATGCCGAAGGCCTCGCACACCGCCTCGGCCAGGCCCGAGCCGCCGTCGGCGTGGGAGTGGAAGAGCCCGAACTTCCGGTGGCACCCCTTCTCGAGCGCGACCAAATGCTCGAGGGACGGCTCCGTCACGAGCTTGAGCAGTCCGCGGAACTCGGCGCCGGGGAGGATCTTCTCGGGCTTGGCGTTGTACGCCTCGAGCTTCCGCACCAGCGGGTGGTCCCGGAAGATCTGGTACATCGCCCACGCGCCCGGCACCTTGGCCATGGCCGCGGCGAGGGCGGGCTCCAGCTTCTTGGCCCGCGCCATGAGCGCGTCCCCGAGCTCCCGCCGGGCCTTCAGCTTGGGGTCCTCCTGGAAGCGGTAGGGCTCGACCTTGACCGCCTCGTCCTTCCGCGCCGGCTTCATCGCCTCCCTGGCCGCCTCGACCACCTGGAAGCGGTCGATGAACGCCGGGACCTCGACGCCGAGCTTGGCGACCGAGGAGAGGGCCAGGTCCTTCGGCCGCTCCTTTTTCGGGAGCTCCTTCACCGCCTTCGCCACCCGGTGCCCGGCCGACTTCACCGCTCGCTTCGTGGCGGCGGCCTTGGACGCGAAGCACCCCTTGTTGGTGCACACCCCGGCCTTGGGCTCCTTGTGGCCGCGATCACCGTACCGGCTCTTGGACGACTCGAGGGTGAGGGCGAACTCCGGCTCGCCGGACTCGAAGAGCCCGGGGTTGTTGGCAGAGTTGTGCGGGCACTCGACGCACGCCGGCTGCCCGGCGAACGGGACGGTGAGGCTCCACGGGACCTGGTGCAGGGAGAGCAGCCGCTGGGACACCAGCTCCCGCAGCTCGTCGATGCCCAGGGGGAACTCGCGGAAGTAGTCGTCGCCCTTGGGATCCCCGGCGGCCGCGGCGTCGGCCAGGTGGGCCCGCTGCTCGGGGTCGGCCACCTTGGCGATCTCGCGGGCGTGGAGCAGTGGAAGCCGACCCGTCGCCACCAGCTCCCGCTCCTTGGGGCCGAACCGGGCGAGGTACATCCGGTCCCGGATCCACTGCTCGGGCTTGCCGAAGTACTCCGCGGCCTTGCGCACCGCCTGGCGGCGGGCCTCGACCTGCTGAGCGACGGGGAGCTGCAGGTTCGGCTGCTCGCCCTGGGGGGGCTCGGCCGTGGGCCCCAGCGCCGCCTGGGCCTCGTAGATGTCGATCACGTGGGCGACCACGAGCGCCTCGTCAACGGGCGAGAGCTCCTTCCGCTGCATGTTCTCGATGCCGCGGAGCACCATCAGGTCGGCTTCGGACTCGGTGTACATGACCGACGCGTCGATGTCCTCCCACCCGAGCAGCTTGGCCGCCTCGAGCCGGCGCCGGCCAAACACCAGGCGGTAGTCCTGTCCGTTCGCCTCGATCGCCTCGACGCCGATCGGTTGCTGGAGCCCGTGGATGGCCATGGACCGCGCCAGCTCCTCGACGTTCGCCGCGGTCGGATCCTCCAGCCGGTTCGGGGAGTCGTCCACGGCGATCCTCGCGATGGGGATCCGCACCCACAGCCTCGACCGCCGGGCGTGGTCGAGCGTCTCGATCTTCGCCGGCGCCGCCGGCTTCCCCGCGTCCTTCGCCCTGGACTTCTTCGACTTCGTCGCTGTAGCAACCATCCTGGTATCCTTTACCACCCCCGCTCCGCCGCGATCTGGCGCAGGTCATCCGCCGCGGCGTGGTACTCCGCCGGGAGGTCTGCGCCGGGAATGTCGAACAGCCCCCGCTGTCCCCGGACCTTCACCGTGGGAAGCGCCCTCGCGCCATACGCCGGGTGACACCACGGGCCCGTGGCCCAGCGGAACCCGCCCGGGGCCCCTGTCCACGGCGTTCCCTGCTCCCACCGGAAAGCCCCGCCCATCCACACGATGCCGATCACCTTCCCCATGCGTGCCTTCATCGCGTGCATCGCCAGGACGGGCGACGCCGGGCACTCGGCCCATCGCTCGTGCGCCCACTGGCAGATCTCCGGTGTGAACCACGCGAGGTTGAGCCCCGCCTGGATGAGCACCGGCCCGACGTAGCCGAGCGACCGCTTCCGGTTCTCGATCCTCTTCCCGCCGAAGATGATGGCGGAGCCCATGGGCTCGCACACGGTGAGGCACTTCATGTTCCGCCTCCCGGGAGCAGCCGCGGCATGCCCCCGCTCGCGTACACCTCAGGGAGCTGGGGACGGACCCACTCGCCCACCGTCTTCCCGCCCGGGAGCATCACGTCCGCCAGGAACTCGCGCTCGACGGTGGAGATCCCCACCGCGCACGCCTCCAGTTTCGCCTTGATCACCAGCAGCAGCGCCCGCCAGGTCGACCGGCACGCCTGCTCCCAACGGGCCTGGACGGCATGGTCCGGCGCGATCGCCCACTTCTGTCCCCGCCACCCCTCGGTGAATCGCTTCTCGTTCTTCGCCGGGAGCGGGAGCGTCATCCGCACCGCCAACAGGACGCCGGAGACGTCCTTCAGCTTGAAGGCGATTATCGCGCGTCCCGGCTCGGTGGCGTAGGCGAACGAGTCCGCGCCGTACCGCGCGAGGACCGACTCGATCTCCGCCCGGCTCTTCTCCACCGGCACCGACGTCTCGGACGCGAACTTCCCGCTCATGACACCGCTCCATTCACCAGCACCACCGTGCTCTTCTCCGCCACCACCGCCCCGCTGTCCCGGAACCGCGCGAACTCGACCTCGGCCCCCTCGACCACGCGCCCGGAGTTGTCGGCCCACAGCACCATCACCGTCCCGCCCTTGCTCCTCAGGCGGATCACGACCCGCCGATGGCCGTCGGGGTGCTTCCAGACCTGGCCCACCTCGAGCCACGGCGTCTCGTCGCCCCACCGGCGCCGACCGTGCTGGAGCCTGACCGGCGGCCGGGCCGGCACCGCATGCCGCGGGGGCAGCGGGACCCTCGAGGGCGGAGGAGAGGCCGGGGGCGGCGGGGGGGGCGGGGGCGCCACGGCCGCGGGCGCCGGCGCCGGGGCGGGCGGCGGGGCCGGCTGGACCTGGGAACGCTCGTGGAGGATGGAGACGGCCTTCATGATGTACTCCGCGTCGTCTTTCGCGATCCCGTACGCGACTACCCGCCCCGCCCCGTTGCACAGCTGGCCGAACTCCGTCTTGGCCCGGGTGTACTGCTTGAACGTCCAGCTCACACGTCCCCCAGCCGCTCGAGGTCCCGGCGCCGCTCGGCGGCCCGCACCCACTTCGCCCAAGTCGCCGGCTTCATGTACCTCGACCCGTGGGCCCCGTCCTGCCGAGTGCAGTTCGGCCGGATGTAGAACACCCACTCGGCGTCCGCGCTCTGGACCTGGCGGACGTCGTACCGCCCGCGGGACCAGATCTGCCCCGGGACCGCGACCGGGTCCCGGGGCCGCCGACGCCGCTTCCCGCCGCGGGCGCTCATGCCTTAGCCTCCGGGGGCGCGTCCGCCCGGTCCATCACCCGGAAGAAGTACTGCACCTGGGTGAACGCGATCAGCATCTCCTGCTCCCGCTTCTCGCACTCGCTGCGGATCGCCACGAAGCCATCGCCAGTGACGGAGCGGGGATCGTTCAGCAGCACCCGAATCGACTCAAAGCTCTCCATGCCCGCCGTGATCGCGCGCACGACGAGATGCAGGGCTTCACGGGTCACGGGGCCCTCGAGCACGAGGTCTTCGGCCTCGATGCCGCGAACGCAATCCGCACCCCGGTACTGCTCCAAGCTCTGCTCCCGGATGATCTCGAGGGCCTCGTCGTACGCCCGGTCCCGCCGACGGATGTACAGCCACGGATTGATCCACCACCACCACGGCCGGCAGTCACGCGTGCTCATGCCCCCACCGCCTCACGCTCGACCTGGGCCGAGGCCTTCCGGTGCACCGATCGGAACGTCTGCACGGCCGCCTTCACCCGGGCCGCGACCTTCTCCCCCACGTTGAGCGCGGCGCCGAGATCCCCGTCCGAGTCGATCACCTTCGCCACCGCGCCGATAGTCGTGAACCCGGCCTTCACCAGCCGCCCCTTATCCAGCTCCGGGATGTCGAGCTCGTTCACCGACGCGTCCAGGTGCTCGTCCACGCCCTCGGCGTGCTCGTGGTCCTCCTGGCGGGCGGCCTCGTCCCGGGGCTTGGGCGCCGAGGGCTTCTCGATCGAGGGCGGCGGCGGGGGCGTGTAGAGCGGCATCTCGTCGGTGAGCCCGTCGAGCTCCGGGGAGTCGGCGTCCTGGACAGTCTCGGTGATCGTGTTCCCGTAGAACCGGATGGACGCCTCGAGGTTGGAGATCTCCTGGATGGCGTCGTAAACGCGGGCCTTGGCCTCGGCGAGCTCCAGCTCGCTCACGGCGCCGCCGGCGGCCTTGGACTTGAAGAGCTCCGCCAGCTGGGCCTGGAGCCCGTCCCGCTGCTCAAACGCCTTCTTCCTGGCCGCGGAAGCCTCGGCCTTCATCCCCACGCAGAACCGGATCCGGTTGCACACCGCCAGGGAGAACGGAGAGTCCGACGCGAACTTGTTCTTCGGCTTCTTCGCCATGGTGACCTCAACACCCACCCACTCCCGCCGACGAATGACGACAGGGGACGGCGCTACGCCGCGCCGCCCCCCGCGCGTCCCACTGCTGGTCCCCCCGCCGAGTACTCGCGGCCCACGCTCTTGCAGGCGGCGCGGCAGACCCGGTCGTACACCTCGTCGGCCCCGAGCAGCTCCACCTGGCCGGGGAGCACCACCCGGCGCTGCACGATGGCCCGGGCCGACGGGAACACCGCCTCGACCGCTCCACGCACCGGGGCGTCCGCGGACGGGAGCCGCCGGGCGAGGATGTCGTGGAGCTGGTCCTCCAGCTGGGCCGCGGGGCGGACCTGGACGGCGTCCGCCGCGTGCGCGGGGCCCGACGAGCCACCCATGCTCCCCCCGGCACCCGCGGCCTCGCGGAAGAGGGGCTGGCCGCTGTTGAGGAACCACACCACGAACTCCCGCATGGACTTTCGGAGCTTGCCCTGGGCCTTCACGGCCTTGCCGGACGCGAGAGCGTCCCGGACACGGGCGGCCCCGTGACGATCTACCAGCCGCTGGGCATCCTCCCGACGGAAGTCCCCGCCTTCCCGCCTTTGCAGCAACGCGACAACGCCGCCGTCGACGTCGTCGTCTTTCAATTCTCGTCTAAACAGGAGGTCCGCCGCGGCGGACTCGGAGTCCGCCCTGGCGGACTGGTTGTCCGCCACCGCGGACCGCGGGGGGGGAGGGGTAGTCCGCCGTGGCGGACTGTCGACCGCCGGGAGAGCCGCCGGCGGAGGGGGGGATGCCGAACCCCGGCGCTGGGCGAACGACCGGCCGGGGAACAGTTCCCAGGCTCCGTGGCCGTTCTTCGTGGACAGGCCGGCTCGCTCGAGCTCGGCGAGGGCGTCGTACATCGCGGACTTCGAAAGGCCAGATTGGGCCATCAGGGCGGCGCGAGAGGGCAAAGAAGTGCCGTCGCGCGTGGAGCGGTGCCGGAGCAGCACCAGGAGCACCTTGGTCGCGGAGGGGGAGAGTCCGGCCAGGGCGCCCGAATCGACGAACCAGTTCAGCACGGGGAACCACCGGCCGTCCTCGACGGGCTCCGCGAAGCGGACCTCGACCACGGGCTGGTCCGAGTTGATGACGGTGGTGTGGCGGGCGTCGGGCATGGATGCCTGCATGGGGTTCTGGAGGGGGCCGGCCCCGGCCTGGGAGACGCGGGGCCGGCCCTGGGGTGGGGGTCTATCGGGGCCTGAGGTCAGTTCTTCGGGGCGGGGCGGACGGGCGGGGCGCAGGTCTCGCACGCGCACGGTCCGGTGTACCCGTCGGGGTGGCGCGCCAGCCGCCACGTCGCACGGAGGGCGTCCTCCCGGTTCATCGCCTCGAGGGCGGCCCGGGTGGGAAGCGGAGGCGGATAGAGCAGCGGGTTGGAGTGGTCGAACCGGGGCGCGAGGATGTCGCGGATGCGAGCCAGCGGGTCGAGGCTCCAGGCGATCCAGAACAGCCCGACGACGGCCGCGGCTTCCAGGATGAGGTGCAGGATCGAAACGGTCATGAGGGCCTCCAGTCCCAAGCGGCGGAGCGCACGCGAGGGGAACGAACGGGGCAAACGGGGTGGGGTGGAGCACGGTCCCCGGGCACGCGTCCAGGCGGCCGCGCTCCACCCCTGCATGCCCGCGGCGCACTCCGCGGGCGTGTCGTGGTCAGAACGGGATGTCGTCCTCGGTGATGGGCTCGTACCCGTTGGCCTCTCCCGTGGGAGCGAATGTGATCGCACTCCCCGACGGGGGCGGCCGCTCGGGCTGGACGGGCGCAGGCGCCGGAGCCGCCGGCACGTACACGGGCGCCGCACCAGCACCCCCGGGGGCACCGCCAGCGGCCCCCGGGGATGCTGGATTGAGCCCCGCCGCGGGCCCTCCCTGGCCAGACGGGGGAGCGCCGCCGACGGAAGGATCGCCGGCGGAGGTCTGGAACTCTTTCAGGTATTGCTGCATCCGCGGCACCAGCCCGCGGGGGACGTCGAACACCTCTCGCCCGGCGGCGTGCTCGGCCGCGGCGGGGTCGATGCGCCCGAGCCAGAGCATGAACCCCGTGTAGGTCGCCCCCTGCTCGGCCAGGGCCTGCTTGAACTTGTCCGCGTTGGCCATGCCGATCGGGCGACCGTCGAAGGCCGCGCCGACTGGCTGTGTGACGGGGCCAGCGCCGACGGGGACTCGGAGACCGCCAGCGCCCGGCGCCGCGCCACGGGCCAGCCCGACGCCCGGGACGGCCTTCGACTGAGCGACCGCGGCGGCGAACCGGCGAGACACCGGCGGGGTGGGCTCGTACCCGTCCACCGGCTGCGCCCAGACGACGATGTCCATCTGAGTCTTCCCGAAGTACGTGACGGGGCCGGCCATCACCCCGACCTTCCGACCAACCCAGTTGTCCGTCTCCTCGCCGAGCATGGCGCCGAGCACGTCGAGGCGGGTGTTGTTGAGCTTCATGGGCTTGGGGTACCCCACGAAGTGCAGGAGGTGGACGGGCTCCTCGCCGATCTGGAAGCCGCGGTCATCGGTCACCGGCTCGAACACGGTCTCGAGGCCGTGGATGACCATGACGCAGACACGGTCCGCGAACGGGAGGTCGGTGTAGTGGAGCCACTTGTGACGACGGAGCTCGGAGATCTTCATGGGGTTCCTCAGTGAGTTTCGTGGGAGAGCGATGGCGGGGGCGGGTACCGCTTCGGCGGCGGGGGCGGCGAGCCCTGAGGGCGACTTTCGATGGGAGGCGTCCGGGTCGCCAGCGCGGCTTCGGCGGCGTCGATGCGAGTAACGGCCTTGTGGAGTTCGAACGCGGCGGACCTGGTCGCCTGAAGGGCCGCCGCAAACTGCCCAAAGGCCGGCGTGGGGAGCCGCTCGAGCGTCTGGAGCTGGCGCTCCAGCTCGTCCAGCTTGTGCGCCAGCCGCACGGCGTCCCGGCGGAGACGATCCATCCTCCAGGTGCTGATGCTCATGCGCCGGCCTCCGGGGAACCCTCGTCCGAGTCGGAGAAGTTCCGTGCAACGAACTGGGCGCAGACCTGGAACTGCACCGCGGCGAGAAGCCCGAGAAGGGCGGTCGAGTTGCCGTTGGCGAAGAAGCACACCACCTGGTTCTGGGCGCCGGCATCCTGGTGGCGGGGCTCGAGCACGATCGCGCCCATCGTCGAGCGCGACTTGAGCTCCTGGACGAGCTCCATGATGGTGCACGTCGAGAGTTCCGGGTTGGGGTTCGGTGCCGCGTCATCCATGGCGCACCGCCTCCACCGCCGCGCCGCCGAACGCCTCCGCAAAGGACGTCGGCGCGCCGGGCGTGGCGATCAGGAACGGTGCCGGCACGGCGACGAACCGAGCGCCGGCGGGGTCGAGGACGCCGCGGGCGTCGTCCGCCAGGCGGCGGGCGATGTGCCGGGCCGCGCGACGCGCCCACGAGATCTCGCCGGCCGTGGGCTCGAGGACGGTGGGCGCATCACCCATGGGCCACCTCCGGGTGGGCATCGATCCACGCCTGGAGCGCGGTGAGCTGGGGCGGGAAGCGGTCGCACCGATCGATGTCAGCCCGGGCCTTGAGGAGCGCCTCACGCGCGAGGTTCAGCCGGCGATGCTGGGTCCCGCTCCGCTCGAGCATGCGCACGAGCTTCTCAATGCCCGCGAGCTCCATCGTCAGGTGGTGCCGCGCGAGGCCGAGGTGGTACGCCAGGACGGCGCAGTCCTCCCGCGTGAGCGGGAACGGGGCCGGGACCGAGAACTTCTCGGGAACCGGCGCAGATGCAGCGGACATGACCATTTCGCTTCTCCCAGGTTGAAGCACAGAACCCCCGCACACCCCGACCCCCCCGACCGGCCCCTCCCATCCCTCTCCACCCGCCCCCCGCCGCATCAGCACGTCGTGCAGGGCTCCCCGCCGATGTCCCCGGCCCCCCCATCCCCCGGCACCGGCAGCTCGATCGGGTCGGCGCTCCAGTCGCGGAGCCACGGCGCCGCCTCGCCCGAGCCGGGCGGGAGCGGGAAGCGCCAGACGAAGAACTGGTCACGCCCGACCGGGGCGAACGGCCGGGGCGGGTGCGCCGCCGGCGTGGGAGCCGACGGCCGCGGCGACGCGGGCGCGTCGGGGTTGGCCCGGAGCTCGGGCGCCATGAGCCCGAACGTGGCGAGCCCGAGCAGCCCGCCAAAGGCCAGGTACTTTCCGTTTCGCTTCAGGTACGTCATGGGAACCTCAGGTGAAGGGCCGCGGCGGCAACGCACCGCCGCGGCCCCTGGGGCGAAGTCGTTCAGGCAGTCGCGCTCTTGGGGAGCGGTTCGATGTCGGAGAGCCGAAGGGCCTGGGCGGCCTCTTGGGCGCGGGAGAACGAGAGCCGGGCGTAGTGCTCGGTCATGTTGACGTGCGAATGCCCGAGCAGCGCGGAGGACGCGTCGAGGCCCTGGCGATCGCGGATGACCGTGGCCACGGCGTGGCGGAGCTGGTGCGGCGTCCACACCTCGACGCCGGCCCGCTCGCACGCGCGGCGGATGGACGCCCGCACGACGTTCGGGGCCATAGAGCGGCGCCGGCCGCGGCCCGCGCGGGGGAAGATGGGGTCACGCGGGCACAGCGGGCGCTGCCACCTGCCGAGCACCACCATGGCGTCCTGGTTGAGCGGGATCTCCCGGGGCTTGCCGAGGTGGGCCGTCTTGTGCTGCCGGCACACCAGCCGGTATGCGCCGGCCTGGTCCTCGAGGACGTCCCGGTTCTCCGCCAGGAGCACCTCGCTCAGCCGGGCGCCGGTGAGCATGAGCACCCGGCACACGTCCCCGACGGCGCCGGGGAGGAACGCCAGGGCGGCCCGGACCTGGTCGAGCTCCGCGGGGCGGACGGGCTGGGTCTCGCGGGCGGCGGAGCGGTGCGGGGGCAGAGACCGGACGCAGGAGAGCTCGGCCAGGACGGCCGCGGGGAGCGAGTACTCCTCGACCGCCCACCGCGCGAAGCGGCGGACGCGGGCAAGCGACTTGTTGATGTACACGCGGGAGAGGTCATCCGCGACAAGGTCGTTCATCCACCCCCGGACGGTGACGCGGTCGAGGTCCACGAGACGGACGCAGCCCCCCGCGTATCGCAGGAGCGAGCTGAGGGTGCTGGCGAGATTGAGGTGCTCGCGCGTCGGGGTCCCATCCGCGTGGCGGTAGTACACCCTCGCGTGAGCGATGTACAAGGGGACCAGGTCCGCCAAGGTGGCGGGCGTGCGGGCAGCGTTCTGGCGCATTGCCAGGAGCTCCGGGTTGGACCCGTGGATGAATCGCTGGTCCCGACCGGGTCCTGGTCGGGGGCGGCGTCCGGTTTCTCAGGCCGGACGCGGAGACGTTACCACCGTCTTCGGACGGATGCAAGGTCCCGCCCCAAAAACGCGGGCACCTACGGCGCGACCATTTCTTCCGGCTTGGTCGGCACGAAGCGATGCCAATCGTCCGGGAGCGGTAGCCTCGGGGCCGGGACGACGGTAAGCGTCCTTTGGGTTCCGACCCCGTCGGCGATCTCGAACTCGACCGGGACGTCCTGCCGCACCTTGGCAAGCTGCTGGAAGTACTTCATCACGTCGCCGCCGAGCCGGACGCCGCCGATCGCCAACACCCGGTCGTTGATGTGCAGACCGGCCGTCGCCACCGGCGAACCCGGGGTGACATCGGACACCAGCAGCGTCCCGCGATCGACCAGCAGCCCGAGATAAGCCGGAGCCGGGGCACATGCCACAGCGGTGACCACCTCGTAGCCCGTGGGCGAGGTGTACCCAAACCCCGGGGCGTACTGGGTGAAGTACCCACCGACCTCGGTCTTCGAGTCGACCACCGACACGAACTCCGCCCCGAGCTTGGCGCCCTCCCTCGACAGGTAGTTCCGGACGGCCCATGCATCCATCCCATCCATCCCGACCAGACGGATCTGCGCAATCGGAATGCCGGGCACGGGGCTCGGGCCGGTCGTTTTATCGAACACCGCCACCCGTTCAAGAGGCGTCGGCGATTTGACGACATCCACGGGCATTGCAGCAACGTCGCAACGAAGGACCGTGCATGCCGGAAGAGCGAGCAGAATCGACGCGAGGGCGATGGCGAGGGTGAAGTGCGTTCTCAAGGGGGGCGTCTCCTTGACCAATAAAAGGCCGCCAGCGCCCCGGGTGAGAAATCCGGGGCCTGACGGCGTGGCCTTGCTTGCGGTCATCTGGCCGCTCCCGGTTTGGCCCCGGGACCCGGCGGGGGGAGCTCCTGGGAAGGAACCCTCGCCGGGAAAAGCGGGCGGCGGGATTTGAACCCGCGACGATCAGCTTGGAAGGCTGAGTCATCGCCCCCTTCTGGGGCCGCCGGGGCTATCCCCGGGGGGTCTCCGACGCCCGATACTTGCGCATTCATGGCGCG